AACTATTGGTCGTCTCATCTATTCTTTTGGCATTCAATGCCTGTAGCACTAAAACCTGTTGTTTAATGAAGTCTTTTGCCCTATCTGTATTTATGCCTATTGCATTACCGTACCCGTCAAACTGATCAATTGCACTTGGGATAACTTCAGCCACCTGCTTGATAGCGTCCTTCATTTCCTTTTGCTCATCCTTAGCCAGCTTCGTGAAGCCGCCTAAATCGCTAGCTTTTCTGAATAATTGATCGTACCTATCTATTAACGGCAAAATATTATTCTGAAGAGACCTAACTTGCAGGCCAGTATCATAAAACTCCTTATTTGCGTCCCTTAATGAATCATAATTAAGAACAAAGTTTATCTTTTGACCTACAAGCTCCTTTATGTTAGCTATCCTAGTAGCAAACTGCGCCATTTTATCTGCCGTTGTTATAGCTACCTCGCCAATAGAGGCAAGCTTCTGCGTAACTAAATTGCCAACAGCAGTTTGAAAGTCGCCTGTTTTTTTAATCTCAGCCCTTAATTGAACCTGAGATATTTGAAGGTTGTCGAGTATAAGTAAAGACCTCCTTCCTAGTCCATTTACAAAACTATCAGCAAGATAAGTAACGTCTTGCCCCGTTTGCCTTGATATTTTCCCCGCAAGCTCTAACCCTTTAGCGAGCAATCCGGGGGCTATTTGGAAATTTCTGGCCCTAAGAGCAGCAGACATCAATTCAATGTCAGACGTAGCCCCTCTTGTAGCGTCCCTTAGTATCTGTAACGTATTTCCTTCGTCCAGCCTAGAGAAGGCATCCCTAATACCCTCTCCCCTTGCAGCAAGTTCTCTTGAGTCTTTTATGAATGATAAAATGACCTGTCCACTAAAGGCCGCGGCAATAGCACCGCCTATTCCTTTCAGGGTAGTAAGAAATTTGCTAGAGTTGCCGTCTACTTCTTTTATTTTATTGCCGAGATCGTCAAACCCCTTTTTCCCAGCGTTAGATAGCCTATTTAACTGGTTTTCTGTTTCCTGTATTTTTTGATTTAATGCGACAAAAGATTGTGGGGCCCTAGCGTAGTTTAACTGGTCCTGGAAGTACTTAAGCCTGCTAGTAAGCACTTCTTGCTGGCCTATGGTAGCCTTTATCCTATTTCCTATTTCATCGTATCCTCGCTTACCTATATTATTAAGCTTTTGTATTTCGCTCTGAGTTTCTGAGATCTTCTTGTTGTACTGCGCTATTATTGCAGGGTCTGTAGCGGCAGCAGACACCCTTTGATAAGATTGTAGCTGAATCTCTAAGCTCCTAATCGACTTAGCGCCATTTGATGCAAAAGCGCTAATGCCTGTAGCTGCTTTTTCAGACTCTGCGGCTATTGCTTTTAACGGGGCAGAACTTTGCTCTAGAGACGCATTTAGCTGCTTAAGGTTAACGCTGTTTATCGCGGCAATGTTCTGACTTACATTAGTGGACAGCTTACTTACTGATGTCCCTGTCTGATCAGCAACAGTAGCTGCAGATTGCATGTTTCTAACAAACCCTGCTATATCCGCCTGTAATGATACGCTTAACTGACCGTCTGCCATGATTTCTTTTGTTGTGCCAGCCTATCCATCATTTGAGCTATTTTAGCCTTACTTTGGACAGCCTGGGCTCGGTATGTATTTTTTTCATCAACGCTCAGTATAGGCCAAGCATTGGTAATATCGAACTTTGCTTTTTTATCTAAATGTGGGGCCACAATAAACCCAGTCATCCTTCTTGCGATAGACTCCATTTTTTCAGCACCCCTGACGAATCCCCGGCATTTAGCGTCAAATTGTGAAACCGTGTATTCTTCCAGCTCATGAGGCATCAACCCCATTTCACCAAAAGCTAAACATAGTATCTCCTCTTTGGTCGCCTTATTTGCGGCTATTTCTTCGGGGCTTTTTTTTTGACACTTTCGCCTTCTTCTTTACTCTTCACTATTGGCTGTATGCTTTCGTTGAAAGCACCCCACATCCTGGTGACCTGAGTATTGAAGTCTGGCTCTAGTGCCAGCCCGTCGTACATTAAGTCGTATACCTCTTCAAACGGCATGACTGGCTGTCTACTCCTGATAGAATTTCCAATAAGCCCTGCATACAGAACAATACAAGTGGCAGCCATTCCAGCCGCCACCCCTTCTGCTAATGGGTTCTTGTTAACCTCTTCTTCGTATACGAGCATGGCCTGTACCCCAAATTTCAACGGGTATTCTTTGCCTTTAATGGTAACTTTTGCTACTCCGTTCATACTATACGGTTGGAGGTGATAAGAATAATTCGCCTATTCCGGTTAGGGTAATATCAAAAGTAATCGCCTCTTGGTTTGGCTGGCCTTCTGATTGAGACGAGTTATATACTAACCCTTCACGGTAATATAGAGTAGAAGCGGTATTGGTGATACGCGCAAAAAACGCTGTACCCGATTTCCAAAGCTCCATTAACTCGTTAAAGTTCGCATAATCAGCTTCCGGCGCTTGAGCTGCTGAGATAGCCTGTCCGTTGCCGGTGATGTTCCACGACTTCACACCTGACTGGGAAGTTTTAAAGCCTCCAGAGCATTTATTAGTCGTTTCCTGATCGGCAGCAGTAGCATCCACGCCATTACTGACTAAACACACTACGGGTCTGAAATTAGCGTCTACACCCCTCACTGCGGTAGGAGTAGTTGTTCGGGTTTCAGTGTCTATCTCAATAATAAACTCTGTACCTAAAATTGGGTCAAATACTGGCATGGCTTTAATTTAAAGTTGTTTACCAAAGATAGGTAAATAGCTTTGTAACAACAATAGTACAAAATGAGAAATGTATATCGCTTATATTTGGGTATGGAAAAGGAAATTAAATTATGGGCGTTCTATTATAACCCTATGCATTATGAGTCAGCATCTTACATCGTTTCTTACCACAGAACTAAAAAAGGGGCTACCGAAGCTATGAACGCTCATAAAGCAAAAGAAAAAAAAGAATTTGATAGGATTTATGACGACAAGAAAGGCTGGAAACCTAAATTTGGGGCGTATGAATCTTGGTATGTACAAAAATTTACACTTAAAATAGATGATTAGCCTATGATCCGAACCGAAAACGCATGCTTAGGCAAGATATCCTATGATACAGCAGAACAGGCAAATTCATCTGTAGCCAATATCAACAAGGGGTGTAAAAAGAAACGGATGGTTAGTTATAAGTGCCCGCATTGCACTAAATTTCACAATGGTCACCAAAACAAAGGCAAAACAATGAAACACGACCAGAAGATGAAGCCGATTAATTACGTGCATATTCCTGGAATACATAAATTAGAAGAAGAATAGATATGAAAACCCCAACAACACCATTTAGCATACAAGCTCAAGAGAAAATAAAGATTAACAGAAAATTCCTACTTTCTAAAGGCTGGGTCTTAGAAGAAGAAAAACCTTTATATGAAACTTTTAAACATATAAAGAATTCAAGTTTAGTTTGCTCAATAGGCTTGTACGGATCCTTTAGCATTTCAGAATTGCACTGGATAAACGAAACCCCGGAGCGTTCATTTTTTACTTTAAATCCAGAATTAACTGAAGATGATTATTTTACAATTATTAGACTATTGAATATTTCTATATGACACAAAAAGAACAAATCAGCTCCCTAGAACAACGCGTTCAGGTTTTAGAGCAAAAGATAAGCAAATTGGTAAGGACTGAACGAAATGAACAGTCGTCAAGCGATGCTAAGCCTTTACCGAATAGGAGGCAAGAAAGACTGGCAAAGTTGAGTGAGGAAGGAGGTGAACAACAATGACATTACTAGGTTGCGTGAATTATATAGTTCAATTTTTATTCATAAGGGTTTATGCTTCTTATGATGCTAATGGCGAAACAGATAGAAAAAAATGGACAATTAAAGGTTATGGTATATTATATTTTGTGCTTCCTTTTACGGGTTGGTTTAATTCTTATATTGTATTGGGTAAGAAAATCAATTATTCGAAGTTGATTTATAAAGTATAGTCTGCTGTTTCTCAACCCACTTCATCCGAAGCCAAATAATCTTTTTGCGCTTCCAATCACAACACCGCTCGGGCATTGGATATAAAACCTCTGCCTGAGCTTCTAAATCACTGCGCAACATAGCAAAGAAATGTCATTTGATGCACCCATACTCGGTTAGTTTCAGTGTCATATGGGATGTTACGCCCCGATTCATAGCTACATTTCCAAAGTTTGAATGCCGGATCTAATTGTAGAGCGTTCGTATTTGCCGTTGGGAATATCTTAGCCTTAATCAAGTCCCCTATCAATTCAGCCAGCTCAGAACCGCCCGTTCCAGATGGAAATTGAGTAGTTACTTGTACCTGTATGGACGATTGGTCATTTCTAACGCACTTCAAAACCGGATCAAAGTTACTCGTCTGGTTTAGCAAGATGACATAAGCCTTTACCGTTTGATTGTTGAAAATCAATACTGCAGGCTTAGCAGCGGCCGGAATATATTCCTCGTATACCGGAATAGTTACGTTTTGGTATTTCAGGTCAGTGTTAATGACTTGGTAGAAGGCTTTGCGGATTGGCAATGTTGTGCTTTTCATCAGAATGATATGTTTTTAACGGCCTCAGCCATTTCTTTTTTGAATTGGACGCTGTATTTAAAAAATGCAGGAAGTAAAAATGGTTTTGCGAGTATCTTGCCCTTGCCATTCACGAAAAATTTGCGCGCGGTAGCCTGAAACTCTGGAGGGAGCGTGTTTACATAGTATGCTGCTGATTGACCAGTCCCAAATTCCACAAATGCCACAATGTTGCCTGCAGATTTATCAACGTATACGGTTCCTTTAAGCCCCTTACTTGGCACATCAAGTGCATATCCTATTGCCTGGTTTATTGGAGTCCACGCCCTACCTCTTGCTATATCTTCCTGAGATTCATTACCGTACTCTGTGGCTATAGGGTCACCTGATGCCGGAGCGTCGCGTATTGCTTGCAACTCAAGTTCTCCAAGGTTATATTCAACCAAGCCCCGCGCCTCCTTAGCAAAATCCTCAGTAACCTTTTTAAGTGCAGCAGACATGTCCCCGAAATTCCTAAATACTTTTGCCATTGTACCTAACTTGTTACATTCAAATATAAGGATTAGTAGTTACATTTGTATCGTAGCAATTCAGCTATATAAAAAACTATCAAAATGGGATTAGATATTTCACACAATGCTTGGCACGGGGCTTATAGCGCATTCATGAGGTGGAGAATGAAAATTGCAGAAGTCTCAGGATTACCTGATTTAAATAAAATGGAAGGTTTTACTGATGATAAAAACGCTATAAAGTTTGATACAAAACATCCATTAACACCTTTGCTTTATCATTCTGATTGCGATGGCTATATTAATAGGTCAAAATTACCTGGTATTATTGATGCTTTAACTAAAATATTGCCTTTTCTAGAAAAAGAAGATGGCGGCGGGCATATCGGTAATTACGCAGAGAAAACTCAAACATTTATTGATGGTTGCAAGTTGGCATTAGAGAAAAAACAAAGATTAGAATTTCATTAATTCTGCCTGTTTCCTGATAGTTCAGTCGGGATTATTAGCCCACCCGATTAAGTTCAGGTGGGCTTTTTTATTACCTCTCCGGCAAAGCTTCAGCCCTACCAATAATAACCAGCCATTCCTTCGCTACGAAATCCACCTCAGCGGTAATAACTGTAAAATATTGCCCTCTCCATTTAATACGCATATCAGGCGTTATAAACTTATCTTGCCTATAGCGCACTGTAAACGTTACTGCCGGTGTTAGTATATCCTGTAAAGCCTGCAATGTCCTACCTGCCCTAATCTGATCTGTCATAGCTGAAGTAGCCCAATATAGGACGTCTAAGGGGTAAGTGCCACCGCTGCCATCTTCGACAAGTGACTGCTTATATATCTCAATACTTTGGTTTAAATCGCCAGACGTGATTAGCTTTTTTTTCATATCACCAAATTCCTAGAGTACCGACTTGCCATGTTTAAGGCGGTCTGACTAACCATTGACCCCTCTGGCTGTCCACGTAACTTATACATGTGGTCAATTTGTGCTAACAAAGCTAATTTAAGCGTCTGAGGTAATACTTCATAGCCAGTTTGATAGATGCACTTGTACAACGGTTCGTCTCCTACACGGCCAAATGGCGTGTATTCAGCATAACCTCCAGATATAGAGTAAAACCATTGCCCTTCAGAATTACCGTTCCAATTCACCCATACAGATTTAGCTTGGTAACCGTCTGTAGCATATTCTACATCTGCTCCTTCGCTATCTTTCACGCTGACAATAGTAATAGTAGGGCTTAACGGTAATTCTTGCTTACGGCCGTTCCATTGAAACTCTAATTCCATCGGCACAAGTCCTATGTTCAATTCATCCTGCATAATCTGCCTTGCTGCACCCGCAGTAAGTTCCAGGAAACTATCCTCAGCAACATAGTCAGCGTCAATGCGTAGGAAAGCTTTTATCTCTTGTAAGGTTACTGGTTCCATGTTAGTTTTATTTATGCTGTTACGTATGAAGCGGCCGCACCTAATGTACCGTTGTGGCCTTTACCGCTAATGTCCGTAATATTTCCGTTAAAATTATAAGCTGCCAATATGTTTGTAAAATCAGTTGGCGTAACAGTTGCTATGTCTGCTAGTATCTGACTAGGTGTTAATGCGATGTCAAAGATTCTTAAATCATCTACATTCACCTGTCCATATGTAGTAACCGCCTTGCCTACATATGAATCAGAAGTACCTGTAAAATCCCCAGGCAAGGTAACAGAACCTACGTTTACACCATCTTGATATAGTACAACAAACAACCCTTCCTTTACAACATGGTACGTATGCCATTTTTGGTCTATAATAGCAATGTTAGATGTAATCGTGGTACCAAGAAAATTGGCGACTATTTTATTACCGACTGACGACCCTAAGAAAAACACTTTTAAAGCTGCATTTGTGTTTCCTTGGGAAAAAAACCAATCATTAACACCCTCTCTAGTTCTTCTACCCTTCAAACTTACCGTCCAATTTGTTCTGCCTCCTAATGCAATCGTTGTTGAGGCTGGGATTGTAGCAAATCCAGTAGCACTGGCCGCTGTTAATACGTAGGAGCCAGTAGGTGCAGCTTCGGGGATGTTCATGATAGATTTGACTAGCCCAACCCCTATCTGTCTGTATCCATCAGGGTCACTTGGATGTATGCCGTCTCCGCTTAAGTTACTCGCGTTAAAAATCGACGACCCTTCTAGTATTTTGGCATATGGTCTGCCTACTACCGCATTCCTAATGGCTATTCTATACATTTCTAATGTACTCCCAAGACCGTTTGCTGCTTCATTAGTTCTAGCAAAAGCCGTAATACATGTAATTTTAAGTGATGGCATTGCTGCGATCAATTGATCTAAAAATGTATTATATAGAGTTTGAAAGTCTGCGGCATTAATTACATTGTGGCCATAATCGTTTGTACTTAATTGAATTATAAGACTTGTTTCGCCTAAGCAGTTACTATAATAGGTGATTAAATTGTTAATTACTGCTGTCATTTTTGGTTGTGTCCCTACCAAATCAAATAACTCTAAACTTCCATACCCGTATGAAGCTATTGTTTTGGTAAAAGTGGCACTTGTTCTGATATACCCTATACTCCCTGACGTAAAGGGATGCACCGATGTTTGGCTAACACTTATGCTGTCACCTAAATAACCGACTCTATCTGTGCCATTTTTAGGAGTTATAAATTGAATAACAGCCCCGTCCGTAGCTTGTATTTTGGTTAAGAAGTTGCCTTGTATAACACCAGCGTTAATGACCCTGGTGCCACTTAGTATAATAACTGTTTTATTACCCACCGGTAGCGTTATTGATTTTACAACCTCAGTATTCAAAGTATCTGAGGCGTAAGACACATATTGATTAAATACCCCATCTATATACACGGTAAATTCTATCTGTGTTGCCGTAGCGTTGCCACCACCAGTTACATTTAAAGCGGTAGATGTAGTTTTAAAAGCAATTTGTGCAAATGCAGCAGGGTAAGAAAATAATCCGCTTGTATAGTTGAATGGGTTATAAGACCATTTTTTACTGTCGATGTTTAATATCGCGGATGGTGTCTCTCTTTGAGTTTGCACCCCCAAATTACCAATCATCATAACGAAAGATCCCCTATCAATAGCCACTCATTTAATGCCTGTTTCTGTAATGCAGCGACCGCTCCAGGCCCACGAGTGGTAAATTTATTATCTATCTGAACCAAAGTAACTCCCGCAGCAGGCGATATTAATACGCCACCAGCCCCTCTTTGAATAATTTGAATAGTATCTTCAACCGCAAAGGCAGCCGTAGTATTTAATGGTATAGTCCACGTAGCGGATGTCCCTGAAGTACTTCTAAGCCCCTTAGATTTGACATCTGCAAGTATAAACGTATAGTTACCATTAATATCTTTAAAAGCAGTAGGCGTTAAAGCTGCTATTGCCGCATCGGTATTCGTTTTATTGGTGTTGTACGTAGCGGTATCCACCTTAGCCGCAATAGCCGTATTGTAAGCCGAAACGAATGTGTCATATACCGATTGTGCTACTTTACTTGCGACCGCATTGTTATTTGACGTTACATAGGCATTATAAGCCGTTTGCAGGTTGTTGAAATCAGTTTGACTTGCTTTACCTGCTAATGCACTGATAATCGCCGTCAAGTCCTGATCTCCGGTATTTACGCCAGAAATGTCACTAATGCCTAACTTCAGTAAAATGCTTTCCCTCGTTTCAGAACCGCCACCGCCTCCACTAGAAGCATCAATCAAGGCTTGTACCTGTGCTGCATTTAGCTTTGTACTCATGGTAGATATCAGCTCTGCTATTGACAGTGCTGAATTATCCCCCTGTACGCCTATTGTATTGATGATTGCTACCATTTGAGCAACAGTCATGCCGTTAGTTACTGGTGTATTCGCCATTATGTAAAGTTTACTATTTTTGTGAAATCCAATGTTAAAGCAAAATCAACCAAACCACCAGGGAATTGATCGGTCTCTGAGTCATTAAGCAGCCGGATAAACCTGATTTGAAAGCCTGACATGTTACTTGGTTTTGATCTTTGTTTTGTCCTCTTTGGTATCTGGCTTGATTTTCTCTTCTTTCTCCTTCACCTCCTCCGCCAGACCATGACCTACAAAGTAATCCACATCAGCCTGTGATTTGACTTCAAATTCGTCTTTAGGATCTAATATTTGGCCTGTCATAGCGTTTAAAAATCTAGTTTTTGCGATTAATTTCATGATCGTAATATGTTTGTTACAATCAAATATAGCTAATAAAAAAACACCCGCCAAATTAATGACGAGTGTCTATTTTCTTGTATACTCGTATGTAGTGAAATTAGTTCTAGAACCATTAAGCTGCTTCCTTGTATATCTTAAGTTTAGACCCATTTCTTCGCACATTTGCTTGCATGAACCCCACGTTTTGTCAGTAAGAATACAGCGAACAGGTTTTACATTGCCACTTGACAATTTATTGATATCTATCATTCGCGATCTCATACTAGGGTCTTCATTAAATTTTCTTCTTTGTGTCTCTGCCATTTTTTCTATTGAACTTTTTTTCATTGTAAGCGTGCCCGTTTTTGCTTTTGTATTTCTTATTTTATCTATCACCTCTTTAGGTCTCGGCACGCCTTTAATCTTTTCCGACCTATCTCTGCACATTTTTAAAAACCTTTCTCTAAAATCAGCATCATACTTATGTTTATTCTTCATTGTTTTTGCCATTTTATTTAAAGCTTCTGGGCTAAGGACTGAATTTTTACCTCCAGTTTTAAGATTTAGCCCCTTTACTCTACTAATAGCTTTTAGTTCTTTTATGTAAAACTCCTCTAGGTCGTTTAATTCACATTGGTCACATTCTGTTATTATTTCGAACTTATGGTTTTCCCACCCGTACTTAACTATTGATCTATGTATTTTTATTTGATTTTTATTCCTTAACAACCTGTAATCATGTTTCCTTTTTTCAATGTCTTTACTTTGACCTACGTAAATTTTACCCTCTGGATTTGTTATTTTATATATTCCTATCATAGACACAAATATACGCAAAAGTGCCCTGAATAACTAAATACCCAGGGCACTTCTTATAGAATTTTTTAATGCTTACGGTTTAGTTAGCGAGGCTATAGCCACACTAAACGTGCCTTTCACGAAGGCATTCAACCAGTTAGTTTTAATGTACAATACTGCTCGCATCTCAGCTAGAATAGTCACTAAGTTACGGGTAAAGTCGTCATTAACATAACCTACTTGAATGTTCACATCCTCACGGATAGCAAGTGATGCTTTTTTGAAGTCACCTACCAAGAACGTTCCTGCAGTAACACCATTGTTAGCTACAACACGCAAGCCAGCGATATTCATACCGTCAACAGTTGAGAATGGAGGCATTAAATAACGTCCCTCGCCATCTTTAACTAATTGCATAGCGTAGTAATCAGCAGGGTTTAAAACAACCGTATCAGCTGTAAAGTTAGCAGCAGCAATTTGAGCTACAGCAGCCATAATTACGTCAAACCTGTTTGGAGTAGGCACCAACAATGCAAGCGTAGAAATAGCCGCAAATGTAGGCACTACAGGTAAAATACCTCTAAGGTTTGGTGATACACCGTCACCAGATAAGATTTGCTCGTCCAGTTTCAAGTCAACCAATTCACGAAGTTCAGTATTAATCTCAGCTTGCAAGAATTTAATATCTGCCAATGCTTCTTTAGATACTTTAATCCAAACTGCAATTTTTTCAACTTTCGCAGTACGCTCTACAATGTCGAAATCTGTTTGAGGTTTAACCGCACCCTCAGCAACAGTCCCGGCAACACCCGGATCTGGATTTGCCATCTCAGCCCAAGCAATATACATGTTATCAGTGGTCAACACACGAACCAATTCACGCATGAATGGCTGACGACGTTGTACACGTGCAAACTGGCTATCAAAGCTTGTCAATCCTACCGTACCGCCTGTGTAGTTGGTAGCAATAGTCATCGTTGCCGCGGCCTTCATGGTAATGTTTACTTTACCTTCCCCTGTCTCTTTCAGCTTCAATAAGCCGTCTTTTTGTGCGCCTAATTGCTCTTTCAGTTCTGTTTCAAACGATTTAACAGTTGTAGCATCACCGTCTTTCAAGCCTTTAACCACTTTAGCTAGGCTGTCGTGTTGCTTCTGCATTTCTTCAAAGATGAAGTCTAATGCTTTTTCCTGACCATCAAAGTCTTTTACTTTCATGGATTTCATTGCTTCCTCAGCAATTCCTTTTATCAGCGATTTAGCCTCGTCAGAGCCTACCTCAGCTTTAAGGAATGATTTAATGTTATCCGCAACATACCTTTGTGCGGTATCGGTGGCTAAGTCCTTAATGTTCTTTTCTGCCAATTCAATTTCTTCTTTTGTCATGATTTTGTGATAAATGATAAATAAGGTGATTTGCTATCCGTCGGCTCATCATCATTTGAAGTGGCAGAATCCGGCTTCAAAAGGTTATAGAGTGATTTAATTCTTTCTTCCAAACGTTTAAATGTTTCGTCTGTGTATTTTCCGTTTTTTAAACCTCTTTCAAGGGTATTAAGGTCGTCAATCATATCGGCAGCAGACTTTACACCTGTAATAGGAGTGTTCCCGTTAGCCCCCCAAAATTGGAGAGAACTACCCTCGTAAAGCCTGGATTCCTGAATGTAATTAGCATCAGATTTTTGCTGCTCTTTGATGATCTGGAATCCGTGTGAGTGTTCGGTAATGATACCGTCTTCTACCATTAACAAGAAGTCCCTACCATCAGCATGACGGCCGGCTTTAGATTCGTATCCTAAGCCTACCTCATCCTCATACAAATCAGTCAGCAACCCAATTGCTTTATCCCGCTTGTGGTCTAACAAATGCTTAATACGTGGATTTCTGGATTTTGGCCCGTTTTCCTGTATGGATTTAGAAAATGCCCCCCTAACTATAATATCCCCATCTGAATCTTTAGATCCAAAATGCGCGAAATATCCAGTAACAATACCTTGCTTGGTATCTACGTCCTTAAACCCTTGTGCAATCCCTTTTATGAGCATTTGTAAATATTTTGTTACAATAGCAAATATACATAATAATCCGAAATAGCAAATAAATAATTAACTAGCTCCAGAAAGCTTGCCATTAACAATTCTACCACGTTTGACATATTGCTGATATCTTGCCTCACCCATTAAACTTTGAGTGCATCGGCAAGAAATTCTGTTAGACGGTGTTAAATTTACATCTCCCGGCCTGTCGCATAGATCACCTCTAAGAGAATATTTATCTCCCATCGGTATGATAGTGTCATTCGTTTCTAAATGCGTTTCGCGTTCGCCTTTAATCCTGCCTAACCAAACTTTATACCCTTCACCATTTCCCTGCTGTTCAATCCAAGATTTAGCGGCTATTTCTTTGCCTAGGTTCGCAATTGTGCTGGTTTCTGTTCTCGATATAGTCAGTCCTCTACCTTTGTTGATGTCAAATATTTCTCTGTTGAATATCCTTATGCGGCCTAATCGGTCTAACCCTATCTCGTAACCATTGGTCAAAGCGCGTCTGACATTCTCTATAGTTGTTTGATTGAGTAAGTCTTCAATGCCGGTTATGTATTCTATTGCTGCGCGCCTAAGTTTACCGCTCCACACTGACTTTAGGAAATCGATTGCACTCGCTTTAGTTGCGCCTCCGTCTAAACTTCGTTGCCTGTAGTATTCTAGTCTAGCCATACTCATGCCGAATTGCTCATACAATTGAGGATACATATTACGCCATACAGAGCGATCTATAAGCATTTCAACAGGAACGTTCTCAACTCCGTTGTTTTCAACCCACGCTATCACATTTTCAACTTGTTTGTTTAACGCTCTCCGAACAATAGGCAACATCTGTTTCTCAGCGTTCTTGTGGAACCTGGCAAACTCTAGCCGTTCTTGCTTGAATTCATTCAGCATCTTCTTCTGTTGAAATATTGTTAATGTTTAACGTTTCGTCTAAATCGGCACTATCATTCATCAGCAGAAAAGCGTCTTCAAACCCGCGCTTGTATGCTTTCATGATTAACGACACGTCAGCAATAAGGGTATATTCAAGTTTTGCCATATCTACAGTTTTTGAGGTGCGTCGGGATCGTTAGCATTGGGCGTGTCGGCAAATTCGTCATTGATCAAATCTTCGAATTTCATTAAACCTGAAGCTATCAAATAATTCTTACCTAATCCGTCACGCATTTCATCAAACCCGAATATTGCCCTGCGCTCATCTTCATCTAACGTAGGCTGTCCGTATATTTCACGCATCAGTTTTAAATCCGGTGCAAGTTCTGTAAACTCCGTTAAATCGTGACAAGCAATAATATCAGGCCACCATTGAAATACCCTTTGAGTTAACTTCTGATCAAATTTGCGAAGGATAGAAACTATGGTATTTGTCACTAGCGACTTGTACCCGGCAATGATTGAATTTTCACTTACAGATGATGCGGCAGGGGATAAAACGAATGGTACGCCGCAAATAGTATATATATTCTTCCAATGTGAATCTTCGGCATTTATAGCATCGGTTTCCACCATCGTGTCGCCAAATGTCTCGGCTTTAACGTAGCCGTTAGTGAAATGTAGTTTTTTATAATTCTCTATACCAGCGTAGTCAGATTTAATGGTTGATTTTAACGCATCCATTTGTGTTGCCGTCATCTTCTCTGTCACTTCACCATCAGTACCAACAAGTATGTCAGAACTGAACATCGTGCCCCGCCCTCCGTTCTTAAATGCAGCCCCTTGCATGGCGTTATTAGCATTGTTCAGTGAAATATCCATAGAAGCAATTTGATCAACCCCTAGGCCTTTTAATTCGCCTATATTAGGATTCCAGTGCTTTAGGTGTAATACTCGGTCTTTTGGTATTTCTATCTGAGTGCCGTTAAGCCCTGAATAGATATATTTAGCAATGCCATCAAAGGCTAGATTAGACTGAACAACTTCTAACCTGTCGCGCCTTAATGAATGTACGGCAATAGGCTGCTTATTCCTGGAAGATTCATCGCCTAACGACTCGAAATACAGAAATCCATCTCCATAACCATAGTTGAACCAGAAATCTTCCATCATTTCAATACCTGACTGGTACTCATTTGGAGAATCAAATAACGCATTTAAGGGGTGATTTTCTTGCTCATCTAATGATTGAGCCTTTATTCTTTGCCTGTCTTCGTTAGATATCGCCTTAGAATAATACTTTCTTAGCTTCTGTTCACCACCTTTTTTACGTTTAGAAAACATAATAGGTGCTTCAGTTAGCTTATTAACAAGAATGTTTTGTGCTGAGTAGAATATCTTATTGTTATAGGCCGACATGCCATTGAGTGACCATCTGAACGTGTTGCCAAATACTAACGGTAGTGCCGCGCCTAAATTGGGATAGGCCTTACTAATGGTATCAACTGATTTGCCGAACATTACTTTCAGCCCTTCCTTTATCTGCATACTACAAATGTAACATTATCGCTATGTATTTGCAATATATGAATTTAGCTTGATTGCATTACTGTTCTTTCTTTTTTGGGAGCTTTAATTATTGGCCATGCTACATATCTGATTGGATCTATATAGTGATTCCACAAATCTACAGGCACACCCGCTTTCTTGTCTGACCACACGTAATTGTTCAGCTCTTTGATTATCGGGATGCTTTCATTACCCGGGTCTACTATTATCTCGTAGCCTTGCATGTCTTTTATCGAGGCAGTTACGGACCCTGGGCCTTTAATTGCGCCCTTTATTTTAAGTTCACGCTTGCTTAACTCAGATATCAACCTTGGCTCTGCACTATCGCCTATGATCTCGCTGTTTAACCCGCAATGGAATAGGTTGGCCAAATAAATATCATTGGTAGACATGCCGGCTTTACCAAAGCAGCCCTTAACGTATATTTTCTTGTGCTTAATGCTAACAGCGACCTTAACAAGTGTCGTAGGATCAGCCGAGTAGCCGTAGTCTTGGCCAAATGCATAAGGTAAACTGTCATCAAACGCGCCAATAGACCAATTGTCAAATACTACCCCTTCAGCATTTTCTAGCCATCCGCCTGCAATTACGTGAATATAGTAATTAGCCTTTTTAATGATCTTCTTGTCCAGATATTCGCGTTTATCCTTATCAGTAGCCATATACAGCTCATAGGCTATGCGTTTGTCTTCAAAGTCAAGGTAAATAGAATCGGGTATAAATTCGCGCTTTAAATCCCTGTAATCTGTATGTATGTATAAAACATTATCTTTAATCCCATTAAAACCTTCTTGCACACCCCTATCCTCAAACAATTCTTCATATATCCAGTGGGTTTTTACGGCAGGGTTAAGTATGAGTATGGATAGATTACGCACATCTAACGCCCTAATTGACTTTTTAATCTTATCCCATTGATCAAATGAAGGCAATTCTTCAGCTTCTTCAACTATGAATACTGAGAACCCTTTTAATGATTTCAGGTTAGCAGTTTGATTACCCGATCCGGTTTTGATACCTTTAAACACAATCTTACTGGCATTAAAATTACCTACAATACGATCCCGAGTAACCGTAAAATCTTCATGAACACCAAGAATATCTATTTTTTCTGAAAACTCAGGAATGATTGAATCAGAAGCGGAAACCAGTGTGTAACGGGTGTATAATATCCTATGCACAAAGTCTTTAGCCGCTATGCACGACCATGTGCCTACTGCGAATGACTTCTGGCTATACCTGCCCCCAGTACAAACAACAGTATCGACCTTAGCTAACTCATCGGTATCTAAACAAGAAAGCCACTTAAAAAGTGGCGCGTATTTCTTGGATAATATCAGTTCGTCCATTTACTCGAATTTGATAGTCGTTTTAGGTGACATGGTGCCGTCAGTAGATGAGTGGTCAATTTCCTGTTTATCTCTCCACTGTTTAGATTGCCTGTTTTTAAGCCAAAATATAGCTGCAGTTGTGTCAGGCGCGTAATGTTTTATAAGGTCAGTTTTTATGATTTGACCCTCATACATTTTAATATCGACTTCTGGATGTTCATAGCCGGTAGCTCTTTTAAAAAGCTTATGCGCTACTTCGCTGTCTGCTTGTTTCTTACCCCTTTTTATGGAATCGGAAAATTCTTCGTGAACTTTCTTCCATTCTTGAACTGTATCAACGTTTATTTCGAAAAAATCAGCTAATTCCTGGTCTGTAGCACCTAACAAACATAACTTATAAGCCTGCTTAGGATATTTATCGCTGTATTTTGTTGGTCGTCCTAAATCCATAATATCAAATATACGACATTAACGCTTGAATACAATATTAGTTTGCTTTTTACAGAAGTCCGCTATTTCGGTTAAGCATAAGTGATCGAACAGCATGCCTTCATTAGGATAGAAACAATACTTCCTCCATCTGCCAAAGAATGATATCGTACCTAATTTTAATTCGCCTGAATTTACAGTGTAAACATTTGTCTTGCCTGATGATGATGTGCCTGTTTGAGTTATATCTAACATACGACTATTTTTTAAACCTATCACTAAATATTGTGCCGCCTACCGTATCCTGGCAATTTGTATACCAAGTAAACCAAGCTGATACCCAACAAAGCTCTATTGCTTCACGTTGGTACTTATACTGACTGGCCAAATGCGGTTTTAGTTTTGAATGTCTGCGGGTCATGGTTGGTTGTTTAGCCCTGCTTATAATAAGTTCTTCCTTCATTAGCTTCTACATGTTGGAAGAAAGATACTCCCTCAGCCTCGCAAAACTCTTTTGCTGCCTGCTTTATTTTTTTTTTGTTCATTTTTAGCCCTCCCATGCTGGTAATGTGTGAAATTCTCTTTCAGGCATTTCGCTATTTTCAACATGATCAATATCCCTTATACTGATTCCGTTATCTTTTAAGAACCCTTTCCAGCCTCCGTTACTATACCATGATTCTACATCGTATATAAAATCAGGCGCTCCTGTGTTAAATTTAACTCGTTTGATTTTTACTTCCATATCTACAATTTTTTAAGTATTACATATTGTTTCCCCTGTTCACATCCGATAGACTGCATGAGGGAGGCGAAGGATTCGGTGGTAAACATCACGCTCTTATCTTTTTCTGAATAAGATTTGTATTTACCATGTCCAAAATCGAAAAACCCTGCTTCATCAACAATCTCCGCTGCTTGTGACTCTGTTATTTCCGGCCATCGCGCGATGAATTGGTGTTTTGCCAACGGTAGTTCTATCCAATTAGAAATATCATCGTCACCGTAATGACTTTCATACCATAAATCAGATTGTTCTTCATTTTCTCTAACAACGTAGTTAAACGAGTTGCCCGGCACAAGCACTGCAAGCCCGGTGAATTTTGAAGTGGTTATTTCTTTGATGTTATCCATTTTACTATATGTTATTTTTATCTTTATAATGTACTGAAATCGTTGATTCTAAAACCCAGCAAGTTGAACATTCATAATAATCAATAATATTATCAAAAGACATCCTAGGCATAAATTTATGACCGTAAAATTCACATATATCTAATATGTTTTTATTTTGTTTTTTATCTTACATATGATTTTAATTAAATTCTATAAAAAATTCACCTTTTTTTATTTCAAGATCACAAGCCTCAATTTCGTCTTTATCCCCCATGTAGTATTCTTTCAACTCCTTCATGGTCTTTAGTAAACAAGGATCATCCTCGTGATTATTGTACAGGGAAGCCTTTGCTCTTGTTAACTTAGCTATTCCCGATACGCTGTACTGTTCGCTGTTATACATCAGCTCTTGATTTAATTGCTCTGGTGTAAGTTTATCCAGGATCTTTTTTAATTCTTTTAGTTTCATATTATTCTTTATTTCCATTCCCAAACTTACCACTCTTACCTGTCATCGGCAAGTTTGTAACAGAGATGTTGCGAAGTTATTTACCGTCAAGAGTAACCATAACCACTCTATCCGTCACAACCCTGATTGTGGTTTTATGATCCTTGTAATAGTAATCTGCACTATCGTTAAATGAGGGGTTTAAATACATTATGTTCTTAGTCTTACCCCAATTATCAACGACCGATTGATACGTATCACCAACTTTAGGATAATAACCATCTGGCTTTATCTCGTCTTTCTTGCATGACATCATACTGATGGTCAGTAGCAATAATATTATAATTCTTTTCATGCCTCAAATATAAAATGAAATATAATACGTATTTGTAACATTAACGCTATACTTCAATTATATCTATGCCATGTATAGCTTTAACAAGTTTCTTTTTTAGGTTGTATATAGGCGTTTTCATACCTTTTACGTCAACTACCCTTACTACACCTGACTTCCATGTTACTTTAAAATCTGCCTTGTAAAATCCACACTTAACACCATTAATAGCTAAGTAGTATTTAGGTTGCAACTCAAAATCAATAACCTCTCCTGACTTCTTAAGGAGCACCAATGTGCCGTAATATGCAGCCTCTTTTTTGCTATCAAAAGTAATCCCATCGATAACAGTCTTGATGTTACGGTATTTCATTCGCTTAGGTATTTCAAATTTTAGTTCACTCATTGCTTTTATTTTCTATTTGTTGAATAATATTTTTCACTTCTTCTGCTGACTCGCATTTACGTATTGACGAATAATCGTCGCTGAATATCAACCCACTACCTTCATCTATATAATCCTTTGCATACTGGATAAATGATTCCGGATCCCTGGTAGCATAAGTCTCAATAACTACTACCTGACCTAATTTAAGCTCATCGAACACTTTGAATGATTTTTCTTTCTGGTTCATCGTTTAAAATTCTAATTGCTCCCTTAACTTTTTTATTTCATCTTCCAACTGACCTATTTTAAGGCTCTGTAATTCATTTTCTTTTTGATAGGTATAAAGTACATATCCTATCTGTAGATTGTTGCTAGAAACGTCTGAAAATGTGCTAATAGCCGATCTTAAAATATTTATTCTATCCTTCTGTTCAATTGACTTCTGAGTTTCTCCTTTTGACTTCTCAAAAAATATAAGGTCGGACTCCATTTCAATAACGACACCTTTGGCTAACATTATCTTTGTTACATGATCTTTTGAGTTTGGATCCTGTGTTACGTAAATCTCTGCTAATCTTTTGAAATGATCTATTGAATTTTTCATATTAGAATATCTCTGAATTTGAAATGCCTGCATTCGGATTATGCACGTTTAAATTATTTTTATGTTCAAAAGCGAATTTATCAGACCCATTAAGCCGCTCATAATACCTATTCTTCTTCCAATCGAAAAACAACCCGCAAAATCCTTTTTTACCTATGCCTTTTGGTTTAGATTTCTCAACTTGGATGATAAGTTGGTTATCGCTGTACGGTATGCCATCGATATCTAACATACCTACAGGAGGTCTCCAAATATTGATCCAACTAAATGCCTTTCTTAGCGTAGCTTGTCCACCTGCAGCCTCCCTGGCTTTTGGCATTTCGTAATAACTCAATCCGGCTTTCTTGTCAACTACCAATGTTTGGAATGATGGATGGAAGCTGAGGAAAGCATGTTTATTCTTGATTTTACAATACCTCCTGAGAAATGTAAGCTCTTCCTCAATGGCTAAATCCTGTCTACCTGAATTATCATTCAGCGCGAGCTTATGATTAAGCTCATTCCACGGCTCGGCCATAACATTGTCAAAAACGCAATTCTTTTCTTTTTCAAACTTTTCGATTTCGTCTATAAGCTCTTTGAATGAATAGCTTTTTTCTTCATCGTCTGCAATGGCAAAATTATAATCTACCCAATTTAAAGCCTCATAAAACTCTTTATCATCGCAAGAGAATGGATTGGACTTATAGGCCGTTTTACCCAAATACTTATGAACAAGCTCCATTGTGATTTCTTCTGCATTACCAGTCTCAGGACTTAGGATAATAGATTTCTTGTGATGTTCTATCGCCTGATTGATTAAAAGTTCAAATATTATTTCGCTTTTACCATGTGTAGGAGCACCAAGCACTATTGTGTAAGTGCCGGCTTTAATGGTGTACAACTCATCTAAGCATTTAAACCCTGTGGTATCTCCAGCCTGTACGCCTTTCTCTCTTAGCTTTATTACGGAATCCCGTATTGATTGAATTGATTTTATCATTAGTTGGTCATTTGTGGTGTATACCCTATTGATTTCTTTTGAGTGCCTATATTGAGAAATTTTTCTATTTTATCCGGCCTGAGCATAAATTCTGGTGTCAGATATTTAAAATCGGTTTCTATGTGATATGGATCTAGGTAAGCATTGTTGATAGCCTGCAATATTTCCTCTTTCTTATACTCCTTAAGCCTCGCATTCAAAGAAGTTTTAACTTTTGTTGTAACCCTGTAATTACGGTTAGCCTTAGAGTTAAAGAATTGAATAAATTTAACATAATCAATAGACCCCGTTTTTTCTACCGGGGTTATAACCTTTATATCTCCTTTCCTTTCCTTTATATTGGTTAGGTTTGGGTTATCGTTCGGTTCGGTTTCGGTTATGGTTTCGGTTACGTTTCGGTTAGCGAAATTTAACCCATTCGGTTTTGTTTCGGTTTTTAACACTTTAGGACGACCTCCCTTTTGACCGTTAATTTTATTAGTTATTTTCTGCACCTCTTTACTCTCTAATTGTTCGTTTAAGAAGGATATATGCACATTTCCATCTGATTTTTTGATAATATTAGACTCAAATAAAGCGTCAATTTCATCATCAAACCCTCTGAACTTTTTTCTGAGATTAATTATTGACAAGTCGCAGTCTTTTGACCAGTAATATGCGCATATGTTAACGAACAAACCTTGAATAGAGTAATCTTCTAACGTTATATCTCCGCTAATCCAGTCGGCTATATAAAACTTAAAATACGGCAATTCTTTAGACATAATCTTCCTCCCTATATTCATTTGCATAATACCCTGGGCAATGCTGTTTATGTAAGTCGATATAAGATTCTCCTTCTCCGTTACTATTATCGGGGAAAGGGGTTTTACATATTCTGTTTTCTATCAATTTTTCCAAATCTCTAGGTTTTTTGATTTTAGTAGAACAAGATACACAAGGAGTAAATCCTGTATGATAATTTATTCTTTTACCTCCTGTATACCGTTTTCTATTTAGAAAATGATCGACACAGCAAGATGGATATCCGAAAAATTTACCGTAATATATCCATTGCTCTCTTTGCTTTATGTATTGAAAAGTCTTAGGTTCGTCTTGAATAAGATTGTAAATACTTAGCTCCCTTGACCCATTATTCATAAATTCAAAAAGGCAAAAATACAATGCGTTTTGAAGATCATCTACAGACATCGAGTTTGTTTTACACTCAATTATAACAATTTCTCTTTCGTTTGAGCAAACAAAATCCGGTATACATACCCTCTCCCTGCCTCCCTTTAATTTATACTTTATGTATAATTGCGATAGTACAGTAGTATAAAGCGGTTTTAATCGGACATGTATTTCTTTTTCAAAATCATTAGCTACTTTTTTAACTTCAGAAAACCTGTTTATAAGGCTGGCAGATGATTTACCATTAAACCGCTCATATAAATCAGGCAGATCGTTATCTGAGTAGAATGATGCTAATGCCTTCGCATTTATCTGACCTTTTAAATTAAGCGATTGAATAATGTCTGACAAATAGCTTTTAGCCCTGGTAGTCCGATACAACTTTGGTGCACCCCAACTATTGCGCTTATGATTCATGAAATTTTTATGGCTACCATCATTCTTATAATTTATGCACCCATAAAATGACCCACTAGCAACTAAAACAAGATCTGACCCACAAATACATTTATCTTTGTTGTAGGCGTTGATTTCAATTGAGTGTTTATCTGCATTTAATCTATTCTCCTCAATCAATGATTTTTCAAAGTAAAAATACGACTGTATAAGTTTATCTGAATGCTTATTGATAACATCGTTTGATGAAGCTATTAATTTGTTTTGTTTTGTTTTTAATGAGTGTAAGAATGAAGCTACCTCTTCCTTACTCATTGGTTTTGCATACTCTATATCTAACTTGTTCATCTCTTACTAAATGTAAAATTTTATAGCCTAAAAATTATTTAACGATTATTAAAGTAGTCCCTTTAACGTTGATTGTTTTCAATTCCTTATCCTTGATAAGTTGATCGATTTTAACCCGGTTGACACCAAATACCTTGTGATACTCGGTTTTTGTAAAAGTCTTTTGCGGATTTATTAGTATTTCTTTTTCCATATTTCAAATTTACAAAATGTAATTCACATTTCCAAAATATAAAAGGGGAAATTACCCCCCTTGCAACGTTTCAAAATAAAATACTATCTTCTTAGGTTTGCATTCGATTAAGCCAAACCGTTCAGCTAATCTGAATGTCGGCCTATCCCTTCGCAATACCTTTATCTGATCTGCTACGGCCTCCCTGAATACCTCTATAGTATTACCGGACTTGTAGTTATTGCAAGACCTGCAAGAAGGCATATGGTTTTCGTGGCAATGAACAGTTTCGTAAGGGGAATATATACGAGCGCGCCACTGTGGTATCACATGATCTACCTGCATGTCCCTAATCGCTATTTCAATCCCGCAATATGCGCATCTACCGTTACATTTTTTATGAACTAATTGTCTGTCTGGTTTCATATTTACTCCCCTGTGTTGATAGTTAGCTCTTGGCATATAATAGCAAAGTACAAGTTTTGCAATTGATGGACGTAAACTAATTTAACACCATGATGTGAGCTGTTCAGGCTACCTGTTGGAAGCCATATAAAATTATTCTCTCCTACAAATTGACCTATTCTGAAATCACCTTTATCAAAAGTTACGTGATCAGTTTCAAACCTGAACTTCAATAACCAATCTTCTGTTAAAGGTATTGCACTAAATCCGTAGTTTCCTCCCATATTAGGTTGCCTGAAGTTATTGAAATCTGATATACTAAACCTGTTCAATTGGCTATACCTGTCTAAAACAAGGTTATCTAACCTTAATTCTAGTGGATTACTAATTAACATACCTTAAACTTCCTCCTCAAAGCGTCAACATCATAACCTGGACTTGCATACACCCAAGTCTTTTCGTTTAGTTTAACCCTTACCTTTCCGGTGTCATCTGTCAGGATCTTGCATACCGTTTGACGTGTCGCATCGATTTTAACAGGTTTAATTACCTTTTCGCTGATCCTGTTTGCAGGACGTGCTTTTAATATTTTTTCCATTGGTTTAGTTTTAATTTCTTTGGTACGTTTCTTTACGGGTACTTGCCTTACTTTTCCTTGCATAGCTAGTTTCTTTTCGTATGATTTACGTGTTTTCTCAATTGCTCTGAGGCGTCTTTGCTCTGGCGTCATGGGTATCCTAGGAGGTTTGAGCAACCGCTGCTTTGCCCTGTATTCCCTAACCCGTATACGCATTGCCTCTTTCTCTGCTTCAGTAAGTATGCGTTTAACAGCGGGTATACCCGCAGCGCGTTCAGCATCACGTTTAGCCTTGGATATCGCATTACTTCGCTTAGATCGTTCGCGCTCCCTGCGTTTTGCTTCTCCTGGTGGTAGTTTAGGTTTTGGCATCAAAGTTTCATTTCTAACTGTCCAAAATTATACCCTTGCTTGCCTCTTAAATCGTAATACTCATCATCACCTAGTGCGATGCGTAACGTTTCCTCCCTGAGTTGGATTTGCTCATCGGCAGATAGCATGGCAATCCATTTTTCATATTCCGTCATACTTTAATTTTTACTACAAATGCGTTAAAATTAAATGCTATATAGGTATCTTTATTTATAGATAATCTATGTAATCTAAAAATATCCTTTTGAAGGAACGACATATAAGTTTCACTTATTTCACTTACACCACTTCCATCCCTATTGATTTGAGATATAAAATTAAGTTCGTTGCCTTTCTTTTTCATACCCTTGATTTTAATACTATTATTTTTGTTGACTGATTTAAAGGCATTTTAAACAAGTGTTGTATTTGCCTAGCGATATTACTTGTATCCATCTTATAACGCCTTGCTAATACCGTTATGGACGTGTAATTACACCAATAATCTTCAAGCATAGCGACTATCGTTAGCCTTCGATCCGGATCGGTATTTCTAATACTTCGTTTTAAGCCTTTAGCTAACCTTATGCTTTGAATTGAACCAATTGGCAGGTCTAATGCATTAGCTATCTCTCTGTCGGTCATTTCGTAGGTCTTTTCAACTATGAATGTCCGTTTCCATTCAGGTATCTTATTGGCCATTATACACCCCTTCCTGACAAGCGTCATGTAGTTCTTCCCAGTAGTCAATTCCTGGATCACTTGACCAGTTAATCGCAATAAATAGCGCGTCCGTGATATACTCAAAGTGTTCATTGCATAGTGCCTTGTCCATCGCGGTCAAACAATTAGTCTGATGTGGCTCTGGTAGCTTTTCGAAGTGTGCGCGTGCTGTGATCATGCTTGTGATATTAAAAATTCAACTGATTGTTTTGCGATAGCCTCTGCAATTCCTTGGTATGTCTTAGACCTAAGCTCAGCTCTATCTTTAGAAGGTGGCAGTAAATGTAACGCTTGCTTTCTACCTTCCACTATGTTAGTTGACTTAACGTTTGGAAATCCTAAGTTCCAAAGACAGGTGGCTTTAGTCTCACCCATGCCAAACATCCAAGGTTGTAAAACCTGGTCAGGCTTTCTAAATCGACTACTCATTACGCATATTGGGTTTTCAATTCTTATGTTGGGTATACCGCAATTGTATAAGTTCATAAAGAATTTAATAGCTTTTTCCCTAGCCTCTCTACGCCGGGCCCCAACTAGTACTCCTGATTTTCTTTCTGGCTGATCTTTATACCATTTGTTGGCTGAAACAGTAAGATAAGTACAGTCAGGATGAAATACGGCGGCATCCCATTTTTTAAAATGAGCATAATCACCATTTTGCAACAACGAAGATGTTCTGTTTATTGCATCAAAAACATCACCTTGTATATGCCATTCCGGATGTCCACCGCTACATGGTTTTAAATCGCAGCTGAAAGCGTTTACACCAATCTTTCTAAGCTCGATAGTAATAGCCTGGCTTTCTTCGCAGCCTACTAAAAAATAAATGTCTTCTGGTCTTTTCATTACGCTGTCCTCCTAACTGTTAATATGCCTTTGCTCAGTTTACTTTGCCATTCACCTTTTCCGTTACGCTTTAAACGTGTTTTGGTTGTGATGAAGCTGTCGTAGTTGAAATGCGACTTATCACCCGATTCACCTACTTTCATGTTTAATAGTTCTTCTGTCATTTTATTTGGAGTTATGTATTATAGCAACTTGTCGCTTTTTTTAGGTAAAACCGGCAACGGCATCCAGTGACTGGTCATTGTCGTCGCTTCTATTTCTATAAAAAATCTATCCCCCTTGTACTCTGCAATATCCATCCCCATATAGTTTGCTGCCAAAACATAATCTCCTAGACAAGGTAGGCTATCTTTGATACTAATCCATTCAGGTTTAAATTGTTCTGCGTATTCTTTCATTGCGTCTATCAAAATAGGGTCAACATCGCAGTTTTTACTACTTTGTTTGTTTTTTATGGCCGAATAGGCGTTTTGCAATATTTCTTCTGCTGTTTTCATGCTTATAGTTTAATCTAGTTTATCATTGCATTGTTTTATTATATTTGACATAATGTTTATTCTTTCAATTACTTTTATTGTTTTATTTTCGCAATTTATATATCTATTTATAGACTTCTGCATACTATCTTTAAGATAGTTTATATCTCCGTAACACATATGTAAATGGAATTCAAAACTCCAATCCGATTTATCTTTAAAAAGATTTAATTGTTTCATATTAATTTACAATTACTTTACTTTTTGAAATAGGCAACCAACGACCATTTTTAGGTGACCAATAGAAATATTTGCTTGAAGTTTGTTTAACTTGAAATTCTTTACCTCTGATTATATTTTTCATATCTGTTTGTTTTGCTTATACAAATATACAGACAAAACAAACAACTACCAAATTAAATCGTATTTATTTTTTACACAAAAAAAACCGGCTCATAACTTCCGGTTGATTAGTAAGCAAAATGATGTGGTTAAATTATGCCAGTCCTATCAAGCCGGGCTGGCTTAGGCTTTAATACTGTCTGTTTTTACGTAACTTTTCGATATATTCATCACGAATAATAATAGCCTCCGCAGTCCTGGATTTAAGCAGATCAATAGTGTTCTCGTCACGATGTACAATTATCTCATGCCATTTAGGTTCGCCATTATGGATAACGTAATTAAAGAAGTACGCATGTTGTCGATCGGTGATCCACATTTGATGTTGCATTTGCGCATAATACTTCTTATCGATTTCCTGATCAATGACCAACTTAAAGAAAGTATCGTAATTAGGGCATTTAATCTCCAGTACGGCATTATCTCCTACTAAACCATCAGGACTACCCCCAATGTCTTTTGTAAGCTCAAAGAACCCACAATTGGTTACTTCTAAAAATTCAAGTGTTTTTAGCTGTTTGAATTGCTCGAATGCGTAGGGTTCATTTTCTACGCCCAATCTCATCGAAAATGTCATAGAAGCTTCTTTTTCATCATAATCAATACCCTCTACGATATCAACCGCTAATTTACGGGCATAAGTTTTACCTGTTTCGCCTAATCCTTTGATGCCTAATAAATCGGATGCTTTACTAGAGGTAAATTTTCCAAGTCTTTCAGCTTGCCATTCGATACTCCTTTGTGGATAATTACTCTGCTTTGCTATTGTCTGCGACATATTGTAAGTATTGTGTTTTAATTTCCTCTGTTAACTGGTACGCTTTTTCAATTGCCTCTACACTTGCCTTTGCCAAATGTGCTTTTTCAAAGTTAGCCTCATAAAATACAGGCTTTACCTTCTCTGCTGGCGGGATAGGTGAAACACGAATACCGTCCTGGATCTTGCCAAATGCTTTAATACCTCTAAGAACAGTTAGTTCAACTTTAATCCCACCCCAGTTGCCAATGTTCCAGCAATCGATATCGTTAAAACCCCTTTTCTTGGCAAATCCGGCAATAACTTTACGGTTGGTAGAATTGATCACCATATCCTTTATAGGCTCTTGGAACGAACAAAAGTAACCATCGGTATCAGAACCCGACACATCTACTTTAGTGTCATACCAAGCCTCTTTTAGTGTGAAAACGAGTTTCTTTCCTTCAACTGTCATCGCGTCTAAATCAGCAGCAGCTAAGTGTGTAGATTTACGGTGCTTGCGAGCATCTATGTTTGTTTCTTTCATTTCTATGGAGTTATAATTTCGGTGTTTAAAATGTCCTTTTTATTACTTTCCCACGCAGACAATGAACTGTGGCAGTCGTACAAATTCTCACTAGCGACCTCCAATGCATTTTCTGCAACTTTTTTTGCATACTCTTTGTAGCTTTTAACCAATATCGCTGTCGTTTCCGTGTCCAGATCGCAACCATGAATATCTTTCACGTATTCTTCTGCTTTTTTCATTTCAATAAATAAATAATTGTAGCAATAGCGCCTATTGTAATTGTGATTCTAAGGAACCAAGTGTATTTAAGCATGGTCTTTGGTGTGGGTTTCAAGTTGGCTGATTAGTTCGTCTAACCTATCGTATGTGTATATTGAGTAGTTAAAATCGTAACTATCTCTACTCAACTTGAATATAGATATAGATTGTGCCGAAGGATGATAATCAAAGTTAGCCCCTTCAATTTGTAACGCCAATTCCAGGCATTTTGCGATTTTTTGTTGAGTAGTCATAAGTTTATTTGTTTAAAGCGTCAATTAATTCATCGGCAGCTATAACTGCCATTTTAGCTATTCCGTCTGGACTTCGGTCAATAGACCCGCTTATGGTCATAACACCATTATTATACATCCCTTGCATTGCGGCCATTGCAAACTGTTCGCGTTTAGTTAGGCCAATAGATATGCCTGACGAATTACCCGTTTGAATACCACAAAGCACACCATCAACATAAGTCACCTCAGTCGGTGAAGCCGGATCATTACCATTTGTTTTCATATTATTTATTCTTAGTGTTACGTAAAACCATAGCGTTAAATTTAATCGTATCAGCCATTAAAGCCGGTGATAACTTATACATCGTGCCTTTAAAGCTGATGTTTTCGTGTAGTTGGGTTTGGTAAGGCGTCATGGTTTTAATCATTAAAGTGTATGGTTACAGTTACGCTTCCTGTTCCGTCTTGATAATCCTCTGTATTTAAACAATAGATTTCTTTTGATTCATCCAGTAATTTCTTGACCGAATTAACGCCAGACGTATCTAGCATAAATCCTTTAACGTAGTCCTTGCTAATTGTTATTTTCTTTTTTTTAGGGTTTGTATTTTTCATAATCCGAATGCCGTTTGATTGATACGACTTGACAAAGATGGGTATAAGGAATGATAGTTGCAAGGAAATAATAATTTATTTTAATTTTCTTTTGATTGTAATATAAAAGTGTATATTTGTGGTATGGGAAAGGCAAATATAAAACAGGTTCCGGTTTACATGCTTACCGATAAGCACGAAATAATTAAAAGACTAGCCGGAGTAAAAAGAGAATCATTAACAAAATGGATTGAACAGGCTATAGATGCCAAAATTAAAAAGGAGGATAAATAATATGGAGGCAAAACAACCAGAATCAGGAGATGTACTATTCGCTAAAAGTGGATACCATGGAATATCAAAGGTAAAGGTAAAGTGTCTAACTCCAACTCAGATAGTTCTTGAGGGTTATGACACTAAGTTGAGAAAACCTTTTTACGACGGAATGACCGCTATTGGCACAAAGGGGTACTCTAATACTTATTACTACCTACCTTCTTTAGAACTTGAAAATGCTTACCGAAGAAAAATTAACAATTCTTTTGTATCTACTTTCGCATGGTCAAAGCTAAACAATGAGCAAATTCAATTAACAGTTGATTTTTTAAAAAACTTAATAAAATAACATGGAAAAAGAAAAATTAGCATCCGTTTTAGCTGATGTAAAAAAAGAAGCACTGAGGTTCATTAAAAAACTTGATGAATGTCAAGAAAGAACAAACAAAGAAGCTGAATCAAAATACAGCACTAACATTACCAAGGAGAACGGTGCCGTTAGGCGAGCTGCCTTAGACCTTAAAAACGAATTAACAAGAATCACTCAATCTCACACTTGGTAACATGACAAACACAATTTTAAACCTTATGCCGTACGTTACCGGCTTGGCAATCGTCATCACAATTGTATATTTATTCATCTGCTCACGAGGCGTAAAAGAGGAATAAAATGATCAAATTTCTCTTAACACTGGATTTAGTTATGATTTTTATCTGCTCAATTTCAATATATAAATACTGGATTGACAAAAATATAGTCATCGCGTTCCCCTCGTTTATAATCGGTATGATCTTAGTTAAACTCCTATTTATTTACAAAGAAAGTAACGAATCATGACCCCAAACCAAAAAACAAACCTAATCTGTTTCGCTACGTTGTTATGTACCGGAGCAGGAGTAATTTACCTTTGTCAATACTTGAACGTATGAAATACATATTCCTTTACGCGATTAACTTAATTCTTGAAATTACTTATCTCCTTTTTGCCGTGTTCACTGCAATAGTCGGTAAGCACATAAACGACTCTGTATTTTGGGCAATAATAGACTTCTTCTTTGCGCCCTTAGTATGGGTTAAATGGATGATATTTGAGCAGGTAAGTATATCAACAATTAGCCATTCATTTGACTTCTTCTTTAAATAACATGGAAAAGAAAGAAATATGGAAGAAACAGGTTACTGAGCTTAACAATATATTATTTTGGGAGCGAAGAAGGTATGATAAACTATATGCTTCTATCCAATCTCAATTAAACAAAGCCATTGACCTATCCCTTAAAATGCATGATAATTGCATTGAAGAAGGTCATGTTATGGCGACAAAAGCAAAGATTTTACAAGAACTAACCAGATTAAAATGAAAAAACATCCAATTATTATGGCGATTGACATATACGTCGTTGCCTTGTTGACCGCTACGGCATGCGTAATGTGCGCTCAGGCATGTAGCTTAACAGATAATCCTAAGCCTTTATCAGATACCGTTGCCAAGATCCCGGATTCAAACCTGCAAGATAGCCTAAACCATGCCGCAATGGAGGCCGATAGAAAGGCAAGTATTGATAAGTTTAAAGCAGAAAGGAGGGTTAAGCCGTGAGTGAAATAGAAAATTTTAAAGCGCAATTTAGACGAGGTAATTTGTTTAACCACGTTTTATTAGGAACAAGCATGATCCTAGAGATAAAAAACAATGGAATATCTTATTGTAATCCTGACAATTGGCAAAATGCCTATATGGATGGCAACGATAACCTGCATCGAATAGAGGTATTGCCCTTAACAGAACAATGGTTGTTGAAATTAGGATTTACAAAACCAAAACACTCAAATGATTTTTATGACTACCCAAAAAACTACAGTATTGAGTTTTGGAAGAAGGAAAGCTCACTAGTAATATGGCCGGAAGACATACACGGAGGGTCTGTGATGGACAGGATAGACATCCCATGTGAATATGTACATCAATTACAGAATCTGATTTTTGCGATTACAGGCGAGGAATTAACTACCTCACCCACTTCAACCAAGCCAGAACTCCCAAAATAAGTAATCCAAAACCGCCAAGGTAATAAAGTCCATCCCTAGACGAGGTGGACTTCTTACTTTTATATACAGTTATGGTATTTGTGATTACCTTATTTTTAATCTTCCACTTTTCTACATCATGGAATATGCGCTCTGTAGTGTTTACAGTTTTAGTGATGACAAGCGAAGTATTATTAGCCGTTCTGCTTCCTTTAATTAGTTTTCCTGTAATACTATCAAATTCACCTTGTTCTGTTGTCTGTGATGTCTTTGAATCGATGTTTAACGCTTTATCCTGAGTAGTAAATACTTCTCGCCTTTCAGACTCCCCTTCAGCCTCTAATTCCTGCTGTACTTTAGTTTCAGTACGTATCTTTTCTGCGTCTACCTTTCTAGTACCACATCCAGTTAGCGCAATAAATGCACACACTGAAATTATGAGTAGGTATTTACACTGGTTTTTCATTGTCCTGTTGGTTAATCGGTTCCTGAGTAATGATAGTGCTATCTGGTGTTATTTCCGCAGTCGTCTTTTGCTTGCCCGTAATGTTACCGCCAAAATATAACGCCAGTACCGTTCCAGCTACACCCGTTATAAAGCCAATGATAAGGGTTAATATCTCTTTGAAGTCACCGTATTTATATACGATATAGTCAACCAAAGTAATAACGGCAATGCTCCAGATGTAAGCAAGGTTGTTTCGGGTTTTGTCGTCTACGTGGGTATCGGGCATTAGTCTTTGTATTTAGTAAGCCTACTCAACCAACTATTCAGGAATTGTTTTTGGCTAGGATCCGTAGCTAGCTTTCGGTAAAACAGTTCGCGCAACCTTTGATATTCCTGGAACAGTAGCTTCGCATTAAAGGCATTTACAGCATTGATTGTTTTCTGCCCTATTTCACCGTCACTAACCAAATCAACCCACATGCCATTAACATTATTGTAAGCATCCTGTAAGAACTTAGCTCCTCTGTTTGTGCCGGAATTAACGCTGAAATCATAAACAACGTTAGCTAATTGCTGATCTGTTATTGCATCTAGCTTATTCACATCCCAAAAGTTGGATTTGTAAAATTGAGATACCAATTCACCGACTGCAGGATTTGCCTTTGCAGAAGCGTTTACCCATTGCGCCAATGATAGCTTAGTTTTAGCTTTTGCATAGTCCGCCTTAAATTTGTCGATATAAGGCCACCCTTTCCAATTTGGCCAGAACTTACGCGCAATGCCCCCATAGGTCTCTTTCCCTCGGTCATTTGGATTGTTAGCCCAACCGCCCTCAAATCTTCCGGTTACCCGCTCTGCTTCCTTAAAGTTTCCCATACATCAAAGATAAGTGATTGATAGCAAACAAAAAAGCCAGAACAAATTATGTAAATAGGTATAATATTCTTATATTTGTATTAAATAAAACTCATTTACAATGAAAACACAAGTATTAATGAAGCGTCCGTTTAATGAATTCAACATAACTCAAAGGAGTGGGGATAAGTTTTTTAATTCGACTGAACTACTTAAGGCTTATAACAAAACAGGCAACAGGTCTGAAAAAGAAATGAAGGCTTTTTTCGTAAACAAAGGCACGCAAGATTTTATGACAGAGCTAGTAAAAGACATGAATTCAAATGGGCAGAATTCTACCTATTTAGAAAAAGACCTTTATTCAGCAACCAGAGGGGTTAATGGCGGTACGTTCATGCACCCTTACCTTTTCGTGAAGTTCGCAATGTGGCTATCTCCTGAGTTTGAGGTTCAGATCATTAAATGGGTTTATGACAATTTGATAGACTACAGAAACCAAGCTGGAGACCACTATGTTGAAATGTGTAAATCAATACAAGATGTTTATATTGGCTACTTCAATAATAAACCTGATCCTATGGTGTTCATGAAAGAAGCTAGTTATTTGAACCTATTGGTGTTTAATGATGTTAAAGGTAAGAAACGAAATGAAGCTACAGAATTGCAATTAGACAAATTAAACAGGTTACAATTGGCTAACATTAAGCTGATAAAATCTGGCATAAGCCTAAGCGCAAGAAAAGAGCAACTAAGGGCTTTTGCTGACCTACTTTAGCTTATTTATTTAACACAAAAAAGCCACCCTGAGCGCGCTGATCTTTGGGAAGCGGGGTGACTATATTTAATCTGACGGAATTTCTATTTAACTTTCCCATAAAGCCACTTATCGCGGTAATATATGGAAGTCCAAAGGAGTACATTAATGAATATAGAGGCTTCAGGGCGTATGAACATTTTGTTATGTCTAAATGGCTCAATAAGTAATAATATTGTAGCAGACAGGGCTATAATGAGTATGATACACCATAAGTAACCGTAGTTATCTTTTAGCCAGCCTCTAAAGTCTTTATGGCCTCTAAAACAGGCGTTAATTGTGATGAAATATATACCGTGCCCTTTAAACCGGACAGCAGAAACGAACTTAGTCGTCAGATATACTAAACTGATCATCAAGCATATTAATATGAAGCCCGAAAGCTGTGCTACATTCATGATTTGTCCTCCTCTTTCTCAACGGCAAGAAACGTGCTAAGTTTAGCTCTTAACCATTTTTTGATTGTGGTCTTACCTATTTGCTCAAATTGTGACACCGCAAACGACGCAAAAAATGAATTTACGAATAGATATATTTCAAATCCTTTGCTTTTACCTGGAGTCACGTATTCCCAGACAAGTATCATTATAAATGACCACCCAATTGTCGCGATAGACTGCCACAAAAGAGTGCCGCTATTCAATGTTTTATCTTTGTGCATCATCCCTATCCTCAGAACGAATGCAAGCAGTACGCATAATGAGTACCAAACTATAACCCATGGACTTGTCGCTATGAATGGTACAGCGACAATGTTAATTACAAGAAATTCATAACCTGACCTAGCTATTGTGTTCACGATGTTCATTTAAATTTGTCCTTATTATACGCAATATGTCCCAATAAAACCACGACGCTAAAGCCTATAATGTACGCAAATACATTTGTATTGTGTATAGCAAAATCCTTGCCCCTAAACATGCAAACAAAGGTATATGCCGAATCAGCTACAGCAATCCACGCAATGAATTTAAATAACAAGCGTTCGTGTTCTAATATTGATTTACGTTTATATAGGGTATATGACAGAAAAGCTACCATTAAAGCCTGTGCCTGCAAATAAATGTCATTCCAATAGCCCCCGAAATCAAACGCGAAGTAAAGGAACAATGCTGTAATATATAGAACACAAACGCCTGCTTTCATTTAAGGTTTTTTAGGGTCTTCTGGATGTGTGCCGCCATCATCTGGCAAGTCTACTGGTTTAGGATCTGGCATAATGCTATATAATTAAGTGTAACGTAAAGATAGCAATTATTGTAACATTATAGATACCTATATAAAAATTCAAGATCGTGTGTTTATATTTGGTGTATGGAGATTTACAAAATATACTGCAGGGACGAAATGAGCAAGAGCGGAATAACCGAACTGAACGTTTTAGGCTATTGCAAAGAATCAATCATTAAATGGTGGAATGAATCGGGTAGAAACAGGATATTGCCGATTAAGTCAATTAAGGCTGTTGGAGGCAATATTAACGAATGGGAGTCTTATGATTAAGCTGCAATTTAAAGAGCCTTTAAAAGGCTTCAAATCTATGGTATGCAAAGGTATTTCATCAGATCCCATGAACGAGCGTATGTTCATTATACAGTTCGCTAACAATGAAGTGCTATCTGTTAAAGTAACCAATATTAAACATATATCTAATTATGAAAAATAGAAACATCATCTTTGCTTGGATATTCGTTGTATCCTTAGCATACGGTTGCCGTAAAGCACTCGAAAGGGCGCAAGAATGGAGTGATAACCAGCCTACATCAACAAGTGCAGGAGGATATAGTTCAGTTGGATACCCTTATCATCCTAAGCCATGAAAAAATACTTAGTTACCGCAATGGCTAATAATATAGTCTTCGAACAGACATTATATGCGAAATCAAAGGAAGATGTTCATTCGCGAATCGGAACAAACGTGCTTCTATTAAATGTAGAAAGCCATCCGGTTAAAGATAGCTTTTTAAAAATATTATTAATATTGCTTCAGATAGGATAGATATTGAGCAACGTTTGAGTCGGCAATCAAACCTAATCCTTTATCTTTAGGATGTATCCAATCGTTTACATACACGGTAGGCTCTGAATCTCGTACGGTAACTAGTTTTTCTATATCATTATACGACCCGTCTGGTATAAAATAAGGTGCGGTAGGGAAAAAGCTAACCTTTGTAAAGGAATTAGCCACACTTTGTTTATCTATGCTATCTTGAATAACCATATCCATAACAGATTTATATCTGTCGAAAGCATAATTAGGAACGCTAGTGGGGGTTGTTTGCAGGCCAACAAGAATAATATTAACATTGGGCAATTTCGCTTTTATAAGATTGATAAGCGTAGTTAACTCCGCCTTTTTAATTCCCTGATCATTCCATCCTAAGAATATAAATATGTCTAAATTACCGCCAGTAGCATTTACTGTGCCACCTAACGATGTATAAAAATTATTTTGAGTAAGATAGTAGTTTATATCAAATTGAGACGTAGAAGGGTTCCAGAAAGCGTTATTGCTGCCGAAAGCGGACGACTGAGTAAGATATGTATTTACACTCCAACTTGCACGCCCTTCATGCTTTACACCAGAAACTGATCCACCTCTGGTTCCTATAGCTGTTAAAGGCAGCGACATTGGAGCCAACACCCCTGTAACTTGCCCATTTACAGGGGTGCCCGTGCCGGTTAGCTGACGCATAAATTCCTGATGCCATATATCAAATTGGGTTAAACTATCCCCTATAAACATTACAGACCTAGCCCCGCCAGTATAACTGTACGATGCCTTATCTATAAATTCAACTGGTGCCCCTACTACAAAGGGCGATCTGTCAAAAGCGAAAAATATAGAATTATCAACATTGTGGTCTAATAAAGCTACCTTTTTATACAATGTTTTTTTATCAGAAAAAATTCCACTATTTATTTTATAATTATTCCCCTGAGAATATAGCCCGGGCATATAAATCGTTTCGGCTGAGTTTTTTATTAAGACAAACTTATCAGGCAAAAAAGTCAAGTAATCTGAAACGTCTTTGTCTAAGTTCTTATATGAGTTACCTATGATCTTAACATAAGAAATTGAAGTTCCGCCAACAGCCGCGTAATATGCGGCTGTTGGGATTAATGACTCGTCATATTCTGTCCCCGCATTTACACCAGATATAAACTTTTTATCTTTACCATAGAACGCTATCGACAATGCACCGCCTGGAGAAGTCGGGCCTATTTTTGCCTCTATTTTATACTCTCCTTTCACGTAAATGAAATTTGTATTGAACCACCCCGTAACATTGACCATATCTCCGTTAACACTCAAATACCCAGCTCTTAGGTCGTCTCTGAAATATCTAGCGGGGCTTTCTATTGATTCGTTGATATATTCTTTTGGATTAGACTCATCTAAGACAGATAGCGTAATTACTCCAGAAGCTAGCCCTGACAATATCACATAATAAGCATTTACTGGAATGTCTAAATCATAGTATACAGCCCCCGTGTTTGCGCCTGAAATAAAAGTTCGGTTCTTATCGTAAAACGCAACTGGGTAGCCAGAGCCTATACTAGGGCTATTTGATATGTAGCCGCGTATTTTTTTGGCTCCACTTATGTAATAAAAACCAGTGTTCTTCCAGTCAGATGATAGGGCATTTATAGACCCAGACATATCAACATACCCGTTTTTAAAGGCGATATTAGCTACGAACGTATTCAAATGTGCATCTAATCTTTCTGTAATGGCAGATGTAGTTTTGCTAGTAGCCAAAAGATATATAACATAAGCACTAGTAGAAATATCTATACCGCCAATTTTTGCATAAAAAGCGTTAGTGGGCACTGTGGCTAATTGTGTTATGCCCCCTGTATTTACGCCTGATATAAATATTTTATTTTTATCATAAAAAGCAATTGATAGGGATGATCCTACAGACCCAGGGTTTACCGACCCCTGTATATAACGCGCTCCATTCACATCAACAAATCCTGAGTTGTAACCTAGCGCAGAGTTAATATCACCACTAGGAACTATGTATCCCGGCACTTTAGCAAAAGTTACCGTATTGCTGGCTGACTGAAATTCTACCAAGTTCACGTCTTCGAACCCATTCATCCACCAATAAGGAACATAGTTGTTTGCCGATCCTATTAAAATAATCCTGCCGTCACGTTTATTTACTCCGTCTACAACTACATTACCAATGTCAGCAATAGCTGCCTCTTTTGTTGGATATACTTTAAAAGTGGGATCCGACTTCTTTACGTAATCAGTAAGAGTAAGAGGGATAGCTGTAACCAATACCCACGAGCTTGCGTTAGAGGCTAGAATGTTTATAGGCTGCGTAGTAACCACGTTCCCGCCTGTAGTTTGCGTATATGTACCGGGGCCGACAATAGTATACTTTCCTGCAGCTGCCTGAGGTAAAACCGTTCCTGTAGTAGCCACATAGCCCGAGCCACCCACGGCTGTTACATAAGGTGCTAAAAAGGTTGCTAATTGAGCGGCTGTAAACTTGCCCGATTTTTGATCGGCGTTCGACCCTTCTAAAAAAGTGCTTATAGCTAAAACCAAGTCTGGCAGGGCCGGTATCGTTATTGTTTCAAATTCAGGCATTTTTTATCTCGATTAAATTGTTGTTTCCGTCTTGTCTTATTTCTGTACCGCTTAAATCAGTAGCGCGAAGCAACTTTATTATATCTCCAGTCAGCATTGTCGGTCGGCCAATACCCACGAATGAAGCGGTAAAGGTGTAAAGGCTATTCATTTGCGCTGTCTCTCTGTATGATCCTATTCTGCACCATATTTCGCGGACAATAGTCATATCCGCATCTGCTTGCATAATCCAGAATTCACGCTTGTTATAAAACAATTCTGCTAGTTCCTGAAAGTTAGCCTTTATCAGCTTATCTGCCATGCGTAACCCTATTGCCTGCCCGTCCATGTCAAAATTGGTAGATATGTACCCTGTTGTACTTTGATCATATCCGCCGTCCATTTTGTTACGCAAAGATATCCCCTCAGCATCACCACCCCAATTATTGGACGTGCCACAAGCAACCGGACGATAATCAGCGCCATGCCCCGCTGAACGAGGGGTGACAGTGTCTATCAAAATCACATAAGCCGAAGCGTCTATTGCCATAGTTCAAATATAATCAATTTATCTTATCCTAAACCACCCGTTTGCATTTAACGAATATACCCATGTTACATAACCGCCAGCTAACAGTGTAGCAAGCGAAGTAATCAATGTTCCTCCGGTTAAAGTAAATAGCGTAATGCCGTTCTTAGTGGCGAAGGTTACGATTTGACCATTGGTAGGTGTAGTCGGTAATGTAAAAGACAAAACAGCTACTAGAGCAGTTGCATTGTGTAGGACTATTAAATCCTGTTGTGTGTTGTTAGCTACAATAGTTCCCGAGGTAGCGGTAGCATATTGAATTACGTTCATAGTTATTACATTTGTGCTATAATGATCCAATTTGCCCCTGTACTTTGCAGGCCAAACAATGAATATTGCGTGTTAATTACCTTAGTTAAAGTCCCATCTATCAACTGACTGCCAGTTGTATTTATTGTTACCGTACCCGTACCGCTATTTTTAATCCTGATAATCCTGCCTGTTATGCCTATCGCTGTAGGTAGTGTTAGAGTAACCGTATTTGCCGTAACGTTTACAGTATTATCCGTTGCTATAAGGGTATAGTTGGCGTTTACCTCCCTGTAATTAGGATTTAAAGTTAGCAATGCCGACTGAACAAACGCTGTACTTGCAATTTGTTGCGTGCTTGTACCCGTCGCGGCCGTTGGAACTGACCAAATACCCGTAATTGTAAACGCTAACCCCCGAACATAAGCCCACCAATTGGCTAAAGTTGATGGCGAAACATACTTATTCGCTACTGTGCCGGCCTGAGTTTCTACGTTCGTAGCAGCAGCAGGTACATCAGTTATTTTAGCATACCCGGATAAGTCAACATATGAACTCCCTGGCTGATCACCTACGCCTTGCGGAGTACCTACAGATGTCCCGTTTTTATCTGTTTCAGTGCCATAATCTAACCTTTGCGCCTCTATATAGGTCGGATCATCGATTAACGTCTCAGCCCATCGCAAAGTATGCACATCAGTCCTGAGATTAAATGTACCTGACATAAAGATAAACGAACCGGGATTTAAGTCAATTGTAATTAGGCTATTCGGGTTTATATCGCCATAGCCTATAAAATCGCCTTCAAATATCTTATACGGTCTTGAATGTAGCCGTAATTGACTGTTAGCAACGGTATGCAATAAGTTAACCGATTCCGTGATTCCGGCTCTAGTCCATGTCGCTGTCGGTAAGCCGTTAACCAGTATGGGCGACAATCTTTGCGTACTGTCATCATCACTGTTTAGGATTAATATAGGATCCGGCTGAAAGGTTTGATTGCTCGTTTGAGTTTGCTTATTATAAGAACCAATTGCAGCCTTTGAAGCACCGTCTGTATTAGCTGATACCGTAACATTGTTCACGTAAGTTTCGTAATGCGTACCATCAGCACGTCCCGCAACCAAGAAAGCGACTGTTATTTTAAAGTCATTTGCTTGCGCTCCTAGATTAAAGTTTACCGTAGCTTGGTTTATCGTTACATCCCTTGCGCTGTCGTACCTAACTGTGTAAGTTCCGTATGCTGTTTGCCAGCCTGCGTTTGTGTAATACTTGCCTGTATCGTCCTGAACTATAACAGAAAAGTAGATAGGCGACATTACGGGCACAACGTCATAGCGTAATAGCAAATCCATCGATACGCTTGCAATTTGGTTTGCGCGGATCTGCACTTCATTCGCGTTCTTTACGTAACCTTGCCCACTCCCATATACGCTGATATAATAATCTGTTGTGTCTACTCCTGCCGATTGCCTGATCTTGGTTGTAGCGGTAATCGTTCCTGTGGTCTGCACTACAAACCACCCGTCCGGTAATCCTGCAGGTTTTAAAGACCACGTATCCATATTGCCATTAATCAGGCTGTTTGGCGGGTATCCAAACTGATAATATGCGGTACTTGACAGATAAGCCTTAGCAAATGAGCTTGTAGCATTCGTTGGTATATTCTCCCTGGTAAAATTTCCAGTAGCCAAAGTGTTTACTATATTAGGATAAGTTGCCGTCTGGTTGCCGTTTATGTCAAATTCCCAAGCGTATACTGTACCTCGTGAATACTCCAGTACATTCACGATTTGCCATTTGCCGTTAAACTGGTGTAGTCTACATCCATAACGCGCCAATATGGAACGAATCACCTCTGAACAGGCAAACGAAGATTGATCTGAATCAATGAATGTTTGCGCCTGAATGAAAGATTGTTTCATCGGGCATACACCGACAGTCATTTGCGCCTCATAAGTAGACACGCCAATCAATAAAGGTATTTGCAATCCTGTTTTATTCAGCGCGATCCTTAATATATCATGATCTGAAAAAGATCCTTTGATCTTAGTCAAATCTGCATTCTGGAACGGCAAATCATCTAACGTCCCTAACGCGTCTGTAGCTTGTACCGATACATCATAAGGTTTATTCTCATACGGTTCACTTGAATTGTCAGGCAACATCCAGCCAATCCAGTTCCATGCGCCCGATATAACGATACGCCAGTACTTATCGTTCTCGGTGTATAATGACGATAATTCAAACCCCTCTACAGCCTTTATATTGACCGTACATTGAGATTTGTTAATCGGGTTATCCTTGTTATTACCGTCTTCAGTGTATTCAATTACTACAGGCTCATTGTCCTCACCTGCAAAGATGATCTCTTGCGGAATGATTTCCTCACCCCCAACAAAGTCTCGCTGAAACTGTACAATAACATCCTCGCCCGATTTATTGCAAAAAGAACCCTGAAATACTGTTTTAAATGCCATTATGTTCTTGATTCATTTACCCTTTTAGTGATTAGCACCAAATCTTTACCTTTTACTATTCCCTCAATGCCGACTTGTACTGTTTGGTTGTTTTTAGGGTTGTCATTCGTTCCCTTGCCGATAATAGATTTCAACTTGCTCAATGGTGCAACGACTTCGGGATCTGATTTAGCCCCGGCATATTCGCCTATTAAAGCGTTTGTCGGGCCATATACAACACCTCCATTTGCAAAGGCTGTAACGCCTCCACCTGAACCGCCTTTGACGTTATCCCCTATAGATGATGCTTTGCTACTGAAGAACGCGCCTAGGGCTATTAAACCAACACCTGCAGCAACCGCAACAAACGGGTTGAGAGATTTAAGGGCTAACTTAATAGCAGCAAGCCCTACCCCTATTTTAATGGCAGCCTCTCCTAGTTGAGTTAATATATTTCCCAATCCTGACAGCAAACCTTGCCCTACTGCATCTATTACACTGGTTCCGCTGGCTAATGCTTCGCCTATGCCTGACGCAAAACCGGATAAACCTTGCCCTATGCCGTTTGCCAGGATATTATTTACATCATTTACAAGTCTAACTATTTTAGCCCTTGATTTTTCTATTTCTTTTTCCTGACGCTTAAAGGCATCCAAGCTTTTATCCTGTACGTTTATCCCGTTAAGTCCTGTTTGCCCTAACGAATTTCTTTGCGCTGGCAATCCTTGATTTACTGATCCAGATAGGGTATTGTTTTGGCCTAATTGGAATAGCCTCGATTGTGCGTCAATTAACTTCTCAACTGCATCGGAGGCGGGTTTATAGCCTAGTTTAATCAGTTCGTCAATTGCCTTTTGATACGCATCAATCTGCTTAACGTTCTTTTGATCGAACGAAGCCCCTGCAAGTACTGATGTTTGTGTAAGATCAATGTTTAATTCCTTTAATACATCACCTAAGGATTTAACACTCTTTGCTGATTTACCGCCAGAACCTAAATCACCCACTTTACCTGCTAAATCAGCACCTATTTTAACTTGATTAGTAATCTCTTTTGTTAGGTCAAGATTACGCTTGTCAAGTATATTGGTGTCAGTCTTTAGGTTGCGGATAGTAGTAGACGATTCAATCAAGTCTTCTTGCGCTTTAGCTAATGCCTTAGCGATAGGAGCGGTTACCCCGGATAGTTCAGCTGTATTTCCTGCCGCGCCTAATGCTGAACGCTTTTTATTTAAAGCATCAATCTTTCTAGCTGCTGCATCGTAAACAATTAAAGCATCATTAATCTTTTGCTGATTCTCTAATTGTCTGGAGCTGTTTTTAGTGATAATATCCTGTGCCGCCCTTGCTCTTGCGGTTGCAATGATAGAGGTGGTTAATCTGTCATAAGATTCTTTGGCCGCTCCATTTAAGAAATTTTCATCCTTAATGTTCTTGAAGTATTCCGGGTATTTCTTTTGCAGTTCATCAACCGCCTGCCCTCTTTGACGCGTGGATATGGTTGTATCTTGTGTAATCGCATATAGCGTACGTAGTTCCGTTAATTCCTTTTGAGCGTTAATCGAGCCTACTAACCTAGCTTGCGATACCGCGTCTAATGTTAGCGCGTATTCCTCTGCGGACTTCTTAGCGTTTTTCATTGCCGAAGCAGCAGCAGCGGTTTCCCGATTTGCACGTTGTTGATATTGTTGGTACAGCAAAACTCCTGCACTAACCAACGATAGCGCAATACCTATGCCAGCCGGCCCCGCTAAAGATTGACCCAAAGCTTTAAAAGCCGCTCCGTTGCTACCCGTTTCAGCGCGTAACCTTTGGAACGATTCTAATAATGGGTTTAGGTTATTTTGAATACCAATAAATCCGAAAGGAGCATCTTGCGCAACCCTACCTAAATTGGTCAATGCAAATGCGGCCTGATTAGACCCTGTAGAAATTGCCCGACCTGAAGTAGCTGAGGCCGCTGCCGCCTGTGCTAAACTACGGGTCACTGTACTCGATGCCGCAGCGGTTTGTGCGCCTAACGCAGTTGCGCTTGCTCCCGCTGTACGTAATGACGCAACAAAAGCCGTTAAGCCTGTGTTGTTGATAGCCGCCACATTACGGCTTACATTTACCGATAGCGAAGAAACTGAACTTCCGGTCTGATCGGCAACCGTAGAAGCCGCTTGCATATTCCGGACAAAACCGGCTATATCTGCTTGTAATGATACGCTTAACTGACCGTCTGCCATGATTTCTTTTGTTCTGCTAACCTGTCCATCATTTGGGCTATTTTAGCTTTACTCTGAACGGCTTGTGTACGGTATTTATTCTTTTCGTCAACATTCAATATCGGCCATTTTTCAATGATATCGAACTTTGCCTTTTTATCCAGGTGAACCGATACGAGGAATCCTGTCATTCGCCTTGCAATAACCTCTAGCCTATCATTTCCCCTAGCGAACCCCTTACATTTAGCTTCAAACTGAGCAACTGTGTAAGCCTCTAATTCATGAGGCAATAACCCCATTTCGCCAAAAGCCAAACACATGATTTCCTCGTTTGTAGCTTTGTTCGCTATAATATCGGCTTCGATTTCCTCGTCACTTTTTTTTTATCTTCTTCCTTAGCTAACGGATTTCTTGCGGCAATGATAGGTAATACACTTTCGTTGAATGCAGCCCATATATCGGTCAATTGAGCGTTGTAATCTTCCTCTAAGGACAATTCGTCATACAAGTCTGAAGCATCAGCATAAGTGATAATCGGCTGTTCCAATCTGATGTTTGACCCGACTAATCCGGCATAGAAAACATTGATAGAAGCCGTAATCACGTTTATATTCTCGTCATCAGATACGGTTGATTTCTTACCCCGTTCTTCATATCGCATCAATGCCTGTACCCCAAATTTCAAGGGATACTCTTTACCTTTAATGGTAACTTTTGCTACTCCGTTCATATTATACTACTGGAGGTGTTAAGAATAATTCGCCTACACCTGTAAGTGTTGTGTCGAACGTAATCGCTTCTTGGTTAGGCTGTGTTTCTGCTTGAGAAGAAATATACACACGCCCTTCACGGTAATAGTTCGTGCTTGCTGCGTTAGTGATACGCGCAAAGAACTGTGTACCCGATTTCCATAACGACATTAACTCGTTAAAGTTAGCATAGTCATCGGCAGGGGCTTGCGTGATGGATATAGCCTGTCCGTTACCTGTGATGTTCCACGACTTAACACCTGACTGAGAAGTTTTAAAGCCTCCTGAGCACTTGTTGGTCGTTTCCTGATCGGCAGATGTTGCGTCCACGCCATTACTGACTAAACACACTACAGGTCTAAAATTAGCATCTACGCCTCTTGTTGCGTTGGGAGTAGTTGTTAAGGTTTCAGTGTCTATTTCGATAATATACTCTGTACCTTGAATTGGGTCAAATACTGGCATGGCTTTAATTTAAAGTTGTTTATCAAAGATACACTGTGCGACTGATATTTGCAACATTCTTGATACATAGCATTATGGTATAATATTGTTCGTAAATTGCGGTATGGAAAAGAAAATAATAGATTACTTAAAATCAGTATTACCGTCTTATTGGTTGATGAATGAAAAATTCAATAAAGAATGGGATACTAGGGTTAATTACCTGCTCGACAATTATAAATTCACAAAAACAGACGGATACAGAGGCACTATAGACGGTGTTGATATATGGGTAGAAAATCATCCGTATTCTAGTTTTACGTTAGATACTAAACTAGGACGTTATAGGCCGTCAAGATCAACTGTAGCTAAGGCTTATAGGATTTATAATCGGTTCTTAAATGAACAAAAGAAAATAGAAATCAAAAAATCTATTCAAAACTCATAACAATGTATGATCCGAACAGAAAACTCATGCTTAGGAAAGATACCGTATGACACAGCTGAACAAGCTAACTCGTCTGTAGCTAACATCAACAAGGGGCGTAAAAAGAAGCGGATGACCTCATACAGATGTCCGCATTGTGGGAAAATACATTTAGGCCACCAAAACAAAGGCAAAACAATGAAGCACGTCCAAAAGAAAGTGCCGATTAATTACGTGCATATTCCAGGAATACATAAATTAGAAGAAGAATAATTATGACACAAAAAGAACAAATCAGCTCCCTCGAACAACGCGTTCAGGTTTTAGAGCAAAAGATAAGCAAACTGGTAAGGACTGAACGAAATGAACAGTCTAGTAGTGACGCTAAGCCTTTACCGAATAGGAGGCAAGAAAGATTGGCGAAGTTGGAACAGGAAGGAGGTGAAGGTGAATCTTAAAGAAATGGATGAGCTATATGACACTTTGATAGCTAAAGGATATAAGCATACAAACTTCTTTTACCAGACAGGTGGCGGTGAGGATGAAGACGACATGGAAGTTTTTATAAAAGACGATAAGGCTGTCACTGGCTGGTACTCTGAATTCCCAAATGTAAGAAGATGTGACGCTGAGGATTTAAATTATATTGATGGTTGGCCGGAATATTCTGAAGTCTTATTATTGTCAGATTGCTGAGTTGCCTTCTCCACCCACTTCATCCTAAGCCAAATAATCTTTTTGCGCTTCCAATCACAACACCGCTCGGGCATTGGGTATAAAACCTCTGCCTGAGCTTCTAAATCACTGCGCAACATAGCAAAGAAATGTCATTTGATGCACCCATACGCGGTTAGTTTCAGTGTCATACGGTATATTTCTGCCCGACTCATAGCTACATTTCCATAGTTTAAATACAGGATCTAATTGCAAAGCGTTTGTGTTTGCTGATGGAAATATCTTAGCCTTAATCAAGTCCCCTATCAGTTCTGCTAACTCAGACCCGCCCGTTCCGGATGGAAATTGCGTAGTTACCTGTACCTGTATAGATGATTGGTCATTCCTAACACATTTCAATACCGGATCAAAGTTGCTCGTCTGGTTTAGCAAGATCACATAAGCCTTTACCGTTTGATTATTGAACGTTAATACTGCAGGTTTAGCAGCGTCCGGCATATATTCCTCGTATACTGGAATAGTTACGTTTTGGTATTTCAGGTCAGTGTTAATGACTTGGTAGAAACTTTTTCGGATTGGCAAAGTAGTACTTTTCATTAGAATGATATGTTTTTAACGGCCTCAGCCATTTCTTTTTTGAAATTTACTCTGTATTTAAAGAATGCAGGAAGTAAATATGGCTGAACGATAATCGAGCCCTTGCCATTGATAAAATATTTTCTCGCAACGGCTTGAAATTCAGGTGGCAAAGTGTTCACGTAGTATGATGCAGAGGGGCCAGTTCCAAATTCCGTCCAGATTGCGATAGGCCCCGCTGCAATATCAACGAATACAGTGCCTTTTAAGCCCTTACTGGGGATGTCTAAAGTATATCCTATAGCCTGACTTATTGGAGTCCATCCCCTGCCATTCACAATGTCTTTCTGTTTCTCTGGCCCATGTGTTGTCGCTATATCTTTTCCTGGCCCCGGGGATGTTCGGATTGCTTGCAACTCAAGTTCTCCTAAGTTATAATCCACCAAACCCCTCGCCTCCTTAGTAAAGTCATCAGTAGCCTTTTTAAGTGCAGCAGACATTTCCGAGAAATTCCTAAATACTTTTGCCATATACCACAAACTTGTTACATTCAAATATAAGGATTAGTAGTTACATTTGGGTTCATTTAAAAAATTTCAAACATGAAAAATACTTTCAATAAAACAACATCAAACTTCGGATGCTACGGACGTAAAAAAGCTGACACATTTTTACCTAACGAAAACTTTGATATTTCAGATGTGCTTAATTCGAATGTTTCAATAAAAGATAAAGCTTGGTTTATCAGAAGAAACTGCGAGTTTACAGACACTGAGTATAGAAAATTTGCAATCGGATGCGCTATATGTGTGCTTCCGATATACGAGGCTAGATACCCTGAAAATAAAGCCCCTAGGGAAGCGATACAAGCGGCACAGGATTATCTAAATAAAACTATAAGCATAGAGGAATTGAGAACAAAAAGAGCTGCTTATGCTGCTGCTGATGCTGCTGCTGCTGATGCTGCTGCTTATGCTGCTGATGCTGCTGCTTATGCTGCTTATGCTGCTGATGCTGCTGCTTATGCTGCTGATGCTGCTGATGCTGCTGATGCTGCTGCTTATGCTGCTGATGCTGCTGCTGCTGCTGCTGATGATGCTGCTGCTTATGCTGCTGCTTATGCTGCTGATGCTGCTGCTTATGCTGCTGATGCTGCTGCTGCTGCTGCTGATGTAGACTACAGGCAATTACTTCTAAGCTTTTTCAAAGAATTTACTTCAGCTATTGAGGTTTAGTTTTTGAAATTTCTAAACTTTGATTAAGCCCCGTTCATTTTGTTCGGGGCTTTTTTATTACCTCTCCGGCAAAGCTTGTGCCTTACCTATAATAACGAGCCATTCTTTCGCTACATAATCCACCTCAGCCGTAATAACCGTAAAATACTGACCTCTCCATTTAATACGCATATCAGGAGTAACGAATTTATCTTGCCTGTAACGAACGATAAATGTAACAGCAGGCGTTAGTATATCCTGCAATGCCTGAAGCGTTCTACCAGCCCTAATCTGGTCAACCTTAGCAGATGTAGACCAGTATAGTACATCAAGTGGATACGTACCGCCTGAGTCATTGGGTACATTCTCCTGCTTGTATATCTCTATCGCTTGGTTAAGGTCGCCTGATGTGATTTGTTTCTTGTTCATATCACTAAATTCCTAGAGTACCTACTTGCCATGTTTAAAGCGGCCTGACTAACCATCGAACCTTCAGGCTGTCCACGTAGCTTATACATGTGGTCTATCTGCGCTAACAAAGCTAATTTAAGTGTCTGTGGCAGTACTTCATAACCAGTTTGATATACACACTTATAAAGAGGTTCATCGCCTACGCGGCCAAACGGTGTATATTCTGCATAACCTCCAGATATAGAGTAGAACCATTGGCCATCACTATTCCCGTTCCAGTTCACCCATATAGATTTAGCCTGGTAACCATCGGTTGAATATTCCACGTCAACCCCTTCAGCATCTTTAACAGACACAACGGATATGGTAGGGCTTAACGGTAACTCTTGCTTACAACCGTTCCATTGAAATTCTAACTCCATCGGTACAAGTCCAATGTTCAGTTCATCCTGCATGATCTGTCTTGCTGCACCCGCTGTTAACGTCAGAAACGCATCCTCAGCCACATAGTCAGCGTCAATGCGAAGGAATGCTTTTATCTCTTGTAGTGTTACTGGTTCCATGTTGTAGGTTAAAGAGCCTTTGCTACGATGTTTATTTTCAATGCCGCAGGATTTATAGGAGAGGCAGTCAAGTTGGTGGCTCTTACGGTAACCACCCCGTCTGTTGCGCAATAAGTCTGAAATATTATTCCTGTAACCGGAGGATAAGTTGGTGTAATTTGAGCCCCGATTCTAACACTAGGCATTGTTACCGTCAACTCCTGCATACCTCCAGAAGCTACTTCTGGAAAATCAAATGTCGGATTTCTAACTACAAGCCCCTGAATGCCTAATGTAATTGGATAAACTATATACGCATGTCCAGCTGTGCTTAAGTGAAGGTTGTCATTTTGCAGGAACAACGCTACGAGTTCAGATAACGCCCCTGTAGCGGTTGCGTCTAACATGTAGTTGTAGATGTCTACCATAACCACCGACCTGCTATTGGCAACAGTAGCACAAGCGTCAACATACGCCTGTTGTTTTATTTTAGAAGCCCCAGAGGCGTCTCCAGGCGGGGATACTATTACAACTTTATTACCTTCTCCCTTAAACACAGAAACAATAACACCGTATTTATTGATAAAATCAGAAATTACCGTAGGATTACCGTCTGTAGTAAGGTCTCCGATATTTCTATCGTTGGTACCCGGCATCATTACGTGAATGTTTCTTTTTGTTTTTGTTATGTCTCTATATCCTGTAAACAGCCCTATTGCGCTAAGAGATGAGGTATCTTGCCTTAGCTGACTGCCACTAGACCCCAAATTCTCTACTCTGAATCCTACCGCTTTTCCTACTTGACTTGATGTTATGTCGGAAGGGTTGCTGATCCCCTTTCCTGCGGTGTTAGAGTCCCCTTCAAATGTTATTTTTCCGCCAACAGTGGAGACGCGTCCTATTGCTTCTTCATATGCTTTAAGAGCATTTGATACGGCTTTAATTTGAACGTCCGTTAAGTATTCCCCTACAAAATAAGATCCTAATGATGTTTTTGAATAAACAGGCGCTCCATTAAAAGTACCTCTAAAAAACTTAAGTTCAGAATTTAATGTAGCCGCTACCGTTGTTGTGTTTCCGTAAAGTTTGTAACCATTGATGAAAAACCCATAAATACTAGACCCGTAAGAAGCTGATATAAACTCAACTCCGCCCCCAAATACAGCAGCCCCAGCAGAACCTATGCCAAATGATTTATCTTGTAAAGACAAAACCGAAGCACCAGAGGCGGGGCTATCTGAAAACAGAGCAGCAGGGGAGTTTGTAGTTTGCTCGTCGAGAACCATAACCCCGAAAGAAAAATTAGTATTTGACAGCCCCTCAGATGTCGGTATTAACCCTGTATCTAATGATTTACCTGAGTTTGATGTTAAACTAAATGCCCTGTCTTGTGTGAAATCTGCTTCAACAAAGCCTGTATTAGTTATTTGCCCCACTACGTGAACCAATGCAGACGCCAAATTAACTCCCGACGCAAAAGAAAGGCGCTTCAATTTAGTATATGCACCAACTCTTTTTATTTCAGTAATAGCTTTATCAACTTGACTAAGTGTAAAAAAGTCAATCCCTCCACCGGACACGGCTTTTATTTTAGTAAGATAGGCTAATGTTTCAGGTTGAAAAACACCTGTTACTACGGCAGCAGAAGCAAGCGTATCAGTATTGGATTGAACTTGTGTAGTCAAAGCGGGTATAGTATCTACTCTACCTTTATCAGTTGCCGTATAATCATTCGTACTTAAACCTTTGCCATCTACCTTATCCACCTTCAAAGCAATAGCCGTATTATAAGCACTCACAAAAGCGTCGTAAACAGATTGCGATACTTTGCCTGCTACGGCAGTGTTATTCGAGGCTACATAAGCCGTATAAGAGTTGTTAAGCGAGGTTAAATCTGCTTGTGACGCTTTACCTTGCAGTGAGGTAATAATACCGCTCAAGTCCTGATCTCCGGTGTTGCTGCCTGTTACCTGTGTTGCGCCTAGTTTCAGTAAAATACTTTCTTTCGTCTCAGAACCTCCGCCACCACCTCCAGAAGCATCAATCAAAGCCTGTACCTGATCTGCATCTAGCTTTGTGGCTATTTGTGATATGATGCTGATTAGATCCAATGCAATGCCGTCCAACAAATCAGCATGATTACCGATTGCGCTCCTTATATTTGCTCCCGTCGCCTGACTAGGTAATTTTTCTGCTGCCATTATGTTAAATCGTAAATTTGTGAGTCATTTAAAATACCTGCATCGTTCAAGAAGCCACCAACAAACAAGTCGGTACTATCGTCATTAAGCAGCCGTATAAACCTGATTTGAAAGCCTGACATTTGTATTATTTTAGTTACGTAAAGATATATAATAAAAAAGCCCTTACCAAATTAATGATAAGGGCTAGTATGGATAAGTTACTAATCTTCTTTTTTGGTGTACTTCTTGGCGATTTTTTGATCAATCAAAGCCTGGCCTTTTATTTTATGAGGGCTTATAATGTCGCCTTTCTTGTAAAACTTTGTGGCTTCAATGATTTCGACAGTCATCCTATCGTTGTAATTGATCTTAGTTTCTTTCTCAGCGTGTTCAGCGATCATCTTTCGTGAATCAAACGCCTTAACTTTTGCTTCTTCTGGCATGTTAATATTATAATGGTTATTTATTTAGCCCCCCGGTTAAAGGGGCTGTTAATTATACGGATGCAATGTCGGTTAAAACGTCAGCAATAGTGTCGTAAAGGATTGCGCCTCTATCAGACTGCTTGATATAACCTTGAGCAAATGTTTCGATTTTCTTAGACACTAAGTTCTTAGAAAAGTCATCATTCTCATAACCTTCGTTATAGATTGCATTCTCAGAGATAACCAATCTGTATTTTTTCAGATCACCAACTAAAATAGCGGTAGCCGGGATTTTATTGGTAAACTCTACTTCAACATCACCAATTGTTTTACCGTTAGGCGCAACGAATGGAGCGATAACGTAACGACCTTCGCCATCTTTTATACCAGCCATTTGAGCCATCCAAACAGTATTGAGAACTGCGGTAATTTTACCATTATAGTTAGCCAAACGAATGGCTGTAGCCATTGCCATAACAACATCCCAAATATTAGCTTCTGCATAATAAGCAGCTAATTGAGCCGGAACAACAAACGCTGAAGCTTGAGCAACAATACCGTTTAAGTTGTTACCAGTGTTGTCTCCTGTTAATACTGCAGTATCCAAAACTTGCTCGATCAACTCGTTTGCATGCTCTCTAAAGTCAGTAACAACAGCAGGAGCGTGGTACATTAGGCGTGTAGTCATTTTCCAACGTTCTGCAAGCTCTTTTGTTTGCAGTGAAGTAGTTTTATACTCTGCATCAATTAAAGGCTTTAATGCGCCCTCTGCTATAAACTGTGCTGTACCTTCTTCGTTAATACGGTCAGTGTAATAGATGTTCTCTGTACCTGGCTGATAAGTAACCGTAACTAAACGCATGAAAATAGGAGCCGGCTTTGGAACGTGACCGATTTCATTGTCTATATAGTTACCAAATAATGGTGAAAATCCACCCGCTACGTTAGGCACAACGTTTGCAGTAGTCATTAAAGCGGGAGCCTTAAACTCGAACGTCTCGTTATACTTGGCATTGCCTTTATCAGTCCCGGTTTTAAAACCGTTATCAGCAATGGTTTTCTCTACGAATTCAACAAAAACACCTTTTTTATTAGCCTCAGATCCTTTGTTTTTGAATGCCAGTGCAAGCGCATCGTGCTGCTTTTGCATTTCTTTAACGATTTCAGTAACCGTTTTTTCAGTACCGTCAAAATCTTCAACCTTTGCCACTTTAAAGGCTGCATTTACAGCATTAGAGATAACAGTTTTAGCCTCTTCAGAAGTTAACCCTTTAGTCAATAGATCTGGTAAAATAGCCGTTACTTCTTCTTTTGCCGCCTGTTTAACTGCCGCAAGTGCTGCAACTTTCTTTTGTTCGTCTGTCAAACCGCTACCTTCACCCCCGTCTGGAGATAAATTAGCGCGGAAAAATGCAGAACCAAGCCCTGACATTGCAGGAATAAATACTTTTTTCATGTTATTGTTAGTTTAAATAAATGTCCCAATAGGACTTAGTTGACTGCTCTAAACGCGGGTCTGGTGTTGCCTGACTGTCTTCGGACGGGTCAATATTTTTGTTAGGCAAAGTGCCTGTTAATTCGTTACTACCTGCAATTACGCAGGATATTTCAATCAGCTTAGCTTCTTTTACAAAGAAACAGTATCCTAATTGTTCGGCCTTAGCATAGTTCCCCAATTTAGGTGCGTATTGACTCCAAATGCCGTATTCTTCTTTGCGTTCAGGGTCATTAATCCCTAACATGATATTGACATATTGCATGCCGACACTATGTTGATTAATCAGTCCTTCTTTATACTGCTCAAATATAGAAGGGTTCATCGACCTTTTAATTAGGGAGTCCATAAATAAAGCCATTGTCTGGCCGCTTTTATTAACCCCTAAGTCAGTCCAATTTATATATTTCTCATATACTGCCTGAGGTATACCCACTTTAGCCATTAACTGAGCAACGTGATCATGGAAATGGTTAATGTTTTTTGCTCCCTTTTGCTCTATGCTATTTGCAAATACATTGTCTAAATGTGAATCTTCATGAGAGTCCATCCAGTTATAAGTATTTCCTATAACAGTCCTTTTAATTTGAGAATCTGTATCCTGGTTGTTTGTTTCGTTAAGAGACTTAATTACGCTTTCCTCGAATTTAGATGTACCGAAAGGGTCTACCAACTTAATAGCTGATTTCTTAAGGTTAACTAAATCCTTTTTGTTCTCCACTAGGTAGTCAAACTTTTCGGACTTATTCGTAAACTCTGGAAGGATTATTTTCATTTTCTAACGATTACCTGCTCTTTTACTTTTTTAACCTTATCCGCTTTAAGCTTTTTAATTTCCTCTTCGGTCAATTTTTTCTTATCGCTCATCTCATTCACTTGTTTGTTACAATAGCAAATATACATAATAATCCGAAATAGCAAATAAATAAAAAATCCACACCGTTTTATGATGTGGATGTGAAAAATGATCAGGATATTATTACCAGTAACACCCCGTACGTACAAAAATAACTTTGGAAAGCATGATTTTTATTTTTTGTGTAATACAAATATAGCTATTTTAACTTGCTCCGGTCAACTTGCCGTTAACTATCCGGTTTCTTTTTACATATTGCTGATACCTTGCCTCACCCATTAAACTTTGAGTGCAGCGACAATTTAGGCGGTTTTTAGCTTCCAACTCCACATCTCCTGGCCTGTCGCATAGATCGCCTCTAAGAGAATACTTATCCTCCATCGGTATAATAGTATCATTAGTTTCTAAATGCGTATCGCGTTCGCCCTTTATACGGCCTAACCAAACTTTATACCCTTCACCATTTCCTTGTTGTTCAATCCAAGATTTAGCGGCTATTTCTTTGCCTAGATTCGCTATTGTGCTGGTTTCTGTTCTCGATATGGTCAGCCCTCTACCCTTGTTGATGTCAAATATTTCTCTATTGAATATCCTAATCCTGCCTAATCGGTCTAACCCTATCTCGTATCCATTAGTCAAAGCGCGTCTGACATTCTCTATAGTTGTTTGATTTAGGGCGTTTTCAATTCCGGTTACGTATGATATGGCTGCCTGTCTTAATTTGCCACTCCAGACATCTTTTAAAAAATCGATCACGCTTGCCTTACTTGCATTGCCGTCCAATCTACGCTGTCTGTAATATTCCAATCTCGCCATACTCATCCCGAACTGTTCATACAATTGCGGGTACATGTTACGCCATACATAACGATCGATCAGCATTTCAACGGGCACGTTTTCTACACCATTGTTCTTAACCCATGCTACCACGTTCTCTACCTGCTTATTCAAAGCCTTCCTAACAATAGGCAACATCTGTTTCTCCGCGTTCTTGTGGAACCTGGCAAACTCTAATCGCTCCTGTTTGAACTCGTTAAGCATTTAAAATCTCCTTAGCCTCATAAAGTAGGTTGTTCTTGTGTATTTCGTCAGTAGCAAGAGTTGAAATATCAGTTATGTTTTTGCATATATCATCTTTTCTGCCAATAAGAAAGCAAATACGATCATCGGCATAAGAATGATTCTTGCCATTTAATATAGTCCAAAACGAGTGAATAGCTCTTGATAATCTTGTCATACCTCAAATATCACTATTATCCTCGTCATTAGGAGTATCAATGTTGTTACAATTCAACGTTTCATCCATATTTTCAAAGTTAGCCATCATCATAAAGGCATCCTCAAACCCTTTACGATATGCGTTCGTTCTCCCATGGCAGTATAATTACTTCTAATGCCGCCATATCTACAGGTTTTCAGGTGCGTTAGGATCGTTAGCGTCTGGAGCATTGGTAAATTCGTCTGATATAATATCTTGTATCTTCATTTGACCGGATGGCACTAATATAGCCTGCCCAATTTCTCCGCCTATCTCATCGTGACCAAATACCTTTCTATTCTCATCTACGCTTGCATAAGGAACGTATCCTATTTCTTTCATTAGCTTCAAATCAGGGGCTAATTCGCTGTATTCAGTAATATCAGATATAGCTATAATGCCTTTATACCATTGTTGTAATATATTAGTCAGTTTCTGGTCGAATTTCCTTAGTTCTGATATGACTAAGTTTGTCACTAAGGCTTTATACCCGGTAACTACGCTGTTTTCACTTGACTGGCTTGCTACAGGAGTTAAAGCCCAAGGTAAGCCAAGTATGGCGAATATGTTTTTCCAACGGCTATCTTCAGATTTGTTAACCTCCATTTCCGCAAGCGTATCGCCATATGGGGTAACTACAACTTTTCCGTTAGTATAATTCATCTTACGGTTATTCCTTGCTCCGGCCATGTCGCTATCCATTGTGGATTTAAGTGACGACATTTGCTCGGCTGTCATCTTTGCAACCCGTTCTCCGTCTACAATTTCAACATCGGAACTAAGCAGTGTGCCGCGACCCCCATTAACGTATGCCGCGCCTTCAGTGTCTTTCCCTGCATTGTTTAAGGATATATCCCTTGATGCTGCAACATCTACCCCGTAACCTTTCAATTCCCCTATATTAGGATTCCAGTGTCTTAAGTGTAATACAGATTCTTTTGGTAGCTTTATTTGTTCTCCATTCTTGCAGGAGTACCTGTAATAGGCAACATTATCAAACTTCGCGTCATTGGTTACGATCTCAACTCTCGAAGGGCTAAGAGAATGCACGTTAATAGGCTTGCTGTTCCTGGTAAGCTCATCGCCAAGTTGTTCAAACCATAAAAAGCCGTCCCCAAAGTTATAATTATGCCAAAAATCCTCCATCGTTTCAATGGTGAACATTTCGCTAAGCTCATGATCCGGCAATTCGTCAACTACTCCCGCCTTTACCGTATTTCTTTCGCTGCTCGTTATGGTTTTACTGTAGTATTTGCCAATAGATTTAGTAGGCTTACCCTTCTTCTGGTTAAATGTGATAGGAGCCTCTATCATTTTACGAACTAATATATTTGCTCCGGTATAGAATATACCATTATTATAGGCCGAATTTCCAGACAGATTCCACCTGAAAACACGATCATTCAGCATTGATACGCCAATAGAGGCATTTGGATTAATCCCCCACAAGGATTTAGCTATAGGCTGTAACACCGCTGCTGTTACCGTCTTGACGTAATTCTTTAACTGCATGCTATAAAAGTAATCTATTTCTATGTATCAACAAAATTACAAATTAACCAGCAAAGAATTCTTGATCTTTTATAACCTTTTTAAGATTGAATATCTCTCGCATCATAAAGGCATCCATTAAATCAGGGGATTGGCCGTTAAGTGCTGCTTTCATTTCGTCTTTACCTATTATTTGTAGCTTACCATCCATATCGGCCTTTTTACGCTTTATTGCTTTACGTTCATGTATTAACCTTTGTCTGACAGTCATCTTATCATCATACATCATAGAAGCCACATGTTCTGATATTTTGTATTTTCCATTCAAAACATTATCCCCCGACCTGTAATAACATTGTGTTTTAACATTGGGATAATTCTCGGGCACAACATTACCTTTAGCATCCCTCATTGGTTTGTCTGGACTAGGATAAGCACGTCCACCGTTGTTAAACTCAATGGCTCCTTCTATAAACCCATCAACAAAAGACCCTACTCCGTCATTATCAAAAGCTATGTATCTGTTTTGAACTGAATGCCTTGATGCCATGCCAGCAATAGATGTAACCACCTGTTTACCGTTTGATTTATCCAGGATCATCATATCAATCAACTCATAACCTTCCCAGGCAAATACGATCAGCTTATCGGATCCTTTCATAGCAATATCTGCGGTAATATACTTGCCTGTCCTGTCAACCTCGTATAAGTTGTTAAACATGCCAATAAAGGCAGCATAATCATAAATATCATTATCTGATAGCACTACTTTCCAGTTTGAATGCAATAGAGCGGCCTGAGTAGCTTTATCTTGGGCCAGTAAATTACCTAGATAAGCCGGGTTTTCTTTGAGCAATTCTTTGTTGTCGTAAATAGTCCCCCCTATAAACGTAACTGATTTAACGAATGACAGAGGATCTATACCTGACTTTTCAGCTACTTCCCCAATGATGTGCCAGCCCTTTTCAATTGCCTCTTGCGGTGTATCGCCCCAAATATAATTTTCACCATCAACAACAAGGTATCTTAACACACCTTTACGCTCCGGAATAGCAAAACCTGTTTCCTGGTCTATCCACCACGATATAAATTCAGCTACCCAACTATCCGGATCAGGGTTACAAGTTGCTCTAACGTAAGGGTTCACCCCGCAAACAGAACGATTACGTGTAAGTAGGTAGAAGAACATTTTTTTAGTGAAGTGGGTAAGCTCATCAAAGCCTATAAATGGAATTTGAGAACCCTGCCAATCGTATATATTTTTCTCATATTCAAGATGCGAAAACTTTAGCTTAGAAACATCGAACACCCACTCTAAACTACTTTGTCTTGGATTAGCATCACCTAGAAGACTGTATAATGTCATCGAGGTGTCCCATAGCCCGCCCTCATTCCTGATTTGTGGATTAGTACGCCTAAATATTACAGACCCGAACCCATCAATATCTTTATACCTGAGTGGTTCCAGAAGCAATGAAAAAGTTTTCCCAACTCCCGCAGCGCCTCCTCCGATACATATGTCGGCAGGAGAAGAAGCAAATTCAAGTTGGTACCCCTCTTGAGGCCGAATATATTTTATGCTATTTTCTGCCATTATCAGGCAATTGGAATATTGTAACCGTAGACTGGTTTTCTTTTTGCTTGTTGTCTTTTTCGAACAATCCAAGGTGCTTAGACAAAGCCTCTAATGCCCTTAGTTTATCGTGAAGTTTAATCTTTCTGTTTGTCCCAAGTTTTTCACCATCACGACTAAATTCATCAAAGGACTCTATCCCCGCTATTGCCCCAGCGGTGTCATCGTCAAGATCATCTATACTTTTTAAGCCACCATCGATAGTTAAGATATTCCTTACATCAGAGAATGCAATTTTACGATATTCATCTAGCACCCTCTGCTTGCTTATGCCTGACTTTTCGGAATATTCTGCCTTTAGCTTAGATAAATATTCTTCAACCTCAGGATCGTTCAATAATTCCCATGCCTTTTGTCTTGAGGTAGCTTCAGAATATCCCGCGTAAATAGCTGACTGAGACCCGTTTAGAGTTTCAAAATATCTATCTGCGAAACGTTTTCTTTGCTCGGTCATGTTAATTATTGTAAACTCAAATATACCCATAAATTATAACCCCTGCAATAAAAATGTTATAGTTGGTCGTTGTACATCCTTTTAGCTTCCTCTATTACCGCTATGTGAGGGTATTTTAGTCCCAGCTTTTTTTCAGCTACAGCAATAAATTCGCCAGTCGACTTCATTTCCGTACTGGCATGGGATGACTTGAATTGATTGGCGTATTCCTCCATAGCATTTAATATTTTGGAATCTATATCATCTGTAGTAGTTATTCCTGATTCTTCTAAAGCTATAATTAAATAATACTCTGCTGTTTTCATAAAAAAATGTTATTTAATAAAAGATGATACTGCATCGCTAACGGTCAAACCTTTTTTATAAGCTTTTTCTATTGTTAAAACATTCGGTTTGGTTACACCTATGAATCTAATCCTGTTATTTACTTCTCTTGCGAACATTAATAGGGATAATTCTTTTTTTGACTTATTATTGTCTTGATTTTTTATCATTGTATTTCTTTTAATAGGTTATATATTCTGTTTTTAAACTCTCTATCTGAATAATCATTTGAAACAAATATGTAAATGCACTCTTCAAGTAGTTGTTTCATTTCAATAGCTTTAGATGCTATTTTAATGGCTATTCTTGACTCTTTTGTCGGAAATGATTGTTCTATCAAAGGAATATCATTGCATCTTACACAATCTTCATCAAGTATCCATTTTGACGTTTTTTCGTCATTCACTTCCTTTCCGGCACCTAAAACGGTTGATTCCAAATCAGAACCGTCAACGGTTTTTATTTCTAAAAGGCAGTTCTTTTCAATAACGTTAGTTAAAACTCTTGTTTTGCTACGATATATGTCAGCTTCATCTTTGGTTACAACCTTTCCCTTTTCGATCATTGACTGAAGGAATTTTTCCAATATAACGCCCTGCTTATAATAAGTTCTTCCTTCATTAGCTTCTACATGTTGGAAGAAAGATACTCCCTCAGCCTCGCAAAACTCTTTTGCTGCCTGCTTTATTTT